CTCAGTCCCTTTAACTCACACGCCTCCAGAAACATTTCTACATCTTTTTCCACCACAAAAAACCTCCGGAATCCATTCGGCTCCACACCCAATAAATTCCGGAGATTTATCGCCCTATCAACATTCAATTCATCGCTATGGAATCCATAATTCTATAATGCCATAGCGATAAACATTTTTCACCATCCCAGAATTGCCAGCTTTGCGCACAAAATATCACGTCGGCACGTGTATCCATCACACTGCCCTCTGCCGTTTATCCAGCCGCATTTTGTCAGCGATCATCGCGATGAACTCTGAATTGGTGGGCTTGCCCCGCAGGTTGTGGATGGTATAGCCGAAATAGCTGTTAAGAGTGTCCACATCGCCCCGGTCCCACGCCACCTCAATGGCGTGGCGGATGGCGCGCTCCACCCGGCTGGCAGTGGTACCGTTTTTAGGATAGGAAATTTACCTAATTGTTGTGAGGTATTCTCCGTTCTTCACAGGTATAGGCGCAAGTTGTTTATCGTGCCCTTATTATACCAGATGCCGGGGCATATATCCATCGACAAATCGCTCAAATCCGACAACTCAAAAAAGAAAAGTCCATGAAAATATCAATGCCCAGCGGCACCATATTTTTCCATAGACTTTTCCTCCATTTTGATTACTTCCTGGCGTTGTTCTCCGCCCTCAGCCGTGCAAACAGTTCGTCTGCCTCGATGGCCTCCTTGGTGAAGGAGTTGTTCTTCCACCAGTTGATAATGGCCACCACAACGGTGATAAGGGTGCTGACCAGTTGCTGGAGCTGCTCGTTGTCGATGGGCAGCGGGCTCTTGTTGAACGAAGCCAGCAGACTGTTCAACAGTGCCACGATCAGGCAGATGGTTCTAGCCCAGGTCGCAGCACTTGCATTGGTATATTTCTCCATTTTGAAGTCCTCCTGTTCAGGCTGTGTGATCTTCCCGCAGCGGCAGTGCCTCCATCCGCTCGTATAGGTTCGTGCCGGTGCCGTTGCCCTTCAGTTCGTGGTACGCCTCGTATACAAGCCCCACGTTGGTCAGCCCTTCCGAGTCAACGTACCCTTGCTGGATGTAGTACCGGCAGCTCTGATAGAGTCTGTCGTGGAGCAGAGCCTTCACCGCTTTTTTCAGTGCCTTCTGCTCCTGGATGGTGGCATAGAACGCCTTTCCCGCCCATCCAAGTGCTGCCGCGATGATCAGGGAGACCACCTCGTTGAAATGGGTCACGATAAAGCTTTCCGTGGGGTTCACGCTCCCTTCACGCTTGTCAGACCCGCTTTTGCAATGATACTCGGGTAATCCTTGTAGACATGATTCATGTCCACCACGCCGCTCACACCAGCCACCTTGCCCTTGGAGCTGTACTGCCACATACCGTGCTTGCGGGTCGGCCGCTTGTTCCGGTAGTCCGCCAGCCATAGGTCAAAGTCGTTCAGCTGCCACATGTTCAGGTTGTAGTCGGCAAAGTTCGAGTAGGTGTACAGGATCGCATACAGCCCCCACTTTTCGATCTCCCTGAGCTCCATTTTGACAAGTTTCGTCAACTCGGCTGCGGGCAGACTTTTCAGACGGGGGTCCTCCACGTCCATAGCAATGGGCAGCTCAAAGCTCTTTCCTTCCAGGCAGGTCTTGAGCAGGTTCAGCTCCTTCTTTGCCATGCCTTCCGTTACCGCAACGGTGTAAGCATATACGCCAACTGGCAAACCTACAGATTTGGCCCCGGCATAGTTCGCTTCAAAGCACGGATCGACGTAGAGCTGCCCGCTCTTGGTGGAAACTGCACGGATCATCACGCCACCTACTTTGCCGCTGGCCTTGACTTTTTTCCAGTCAATGATTCCCTGCCAGCGGGAAACGTCGATGACATCAAGCATTCCCCTGCTCCTTCAGTTTCTCGGCCAGCTGGGTGCACAGCTTCTCGTACTCCTCTTCGGTCAGGCGGTCGTTGGCAAAGAAGATATCCAGCTTCCGCTGCATCCCGTTGGTCTTGCCGCGTTCGATCAGGCGTGCACAGGTGTTGTAGAGTTCCATTTTGATTCCTTTCTGCTCACGTTCCGCATGAGCCATCTTAATGTAAAAAATCGCTCATCAGCATTCCTTTTCAGTGTGCCAATAAGCGAAACGATACAAATGGGCTGACTCGACTCTTATTCCTCCGGCGTAACCCCCAGCTCCAACATGGTCAACCGGTACTCCTGATCCACCACCAGGCTGTCGGTGTCGGTTTGGGCGCTTTGCAGGGCGGCCAGTGTTTCGGGCAGGGTGTCCACGGCTTTCTGACGTTCTTCCTGCTTCTCTTTTTCGGCCTTCTTTTTCGCCAGTTCCTCAGCCGTGTACTTGATGTATCGTATGAAGGCCACTTCTTCGTCGTAGGCATCCCGAGCCTGTACACCGGGAACATCGATCACCTCATGGACATCCCGACCATACTCCTTGCCATTGGCATCATAGTAAATAGCGGGGGTTCCATCAGGCTTTAGGTTCACCTCATAATGGCTGACTTTTTTCACGCCTTCTACCGCATCATGGTGCACGGTCTTGGTCTCGTTCTTCAGCCAGCCAAGCTCGAGGTCAGGGTTCTCCACGGGGTTGTCGTTCTCGTCCACAAGCTCTGGGGTGGTGTTCGCCGCAGGGGGCGGCAATTCGGGGAGCTCTCCATAGTAGAAATCATCTTCCATAGAGGTTCATCTCCTTCCATTTTGAATCTTTTCATTTCGGACTTTCGGCAGTTTTCGCACTTCTCAGCGCAGGTCTGCCGAATATTGTAGGTGAAACTACAGCTATGGCAACATGGCGATTTGTGACTCCTTCTGGTGCATTTGCAACTGCATCCAGTCAGCCTGGTCCCGATGGATACGCCAATAATCTGGGTCTGAACGTGAACTTCTACGCAAGCCGTTGCTCCTCTGTCTATGGCAATTCGTCCACAGTCCAGCCCGCTGCATATTACGTGTACATGTGGAGAAGAACCGCATGATCACGCAGTGCGCCGCCACATATAAACATAGTAGGCGGCTGGTTGAACGGTGGAAGCATTGCCGTAAATCGAATTTGAATCCGAAGCATAAAACTGTGCCTCCGCCCATCCAAGCCAGTCGGAACTGTCCGTTTGTTGGCTGAAACGGCTACAGTAGGAGCGCTTAAAAACACCTGTTGATTGATTAAAATGACCACTTACAAACAGATCTTTCAGTACACCCGTAATATTCGGCAGACCTGCGCTTACGGTGCTGCCTGCGCCGTGGGAACTGGAAACACCCATCAGCACACGCTCAGAAGCAATGCTCTCCCACGTTCCGCCGAATAAACTTGCCGGGCTGGTGGAACTGGTGGATATGTAGATAGCACCAACGGGGTATGCAGAAAGCGCATTTGAATCATCTGTAAATGCAATTGCCTTCCAGGCAGACCATGTGCCACATGTATCACGACGGTTACGGTAATACAAGCGCTCGATACCGTTATTACTGCCGCTCCAACCAGCAAGGATCTGACCGTCACCAGTGCCGCCAATGCTCAAAACGTTGCCATAAGTTGTTGGATAGCCGTTATTATACGCCTGCTGAAGTGATAACCCCGGGGTGCCAATCGCACCTGTGATTGCAGTTGCATCCCCGCCATTAGTGATATAGGAATGCGTATGCTCACTCGGTGGAAACGTACTCGGTTTATCCGTCACGGAATTCCAGTCGGTCTTGATGCTTTTGAACTTGTCGCCCACGGTCTTTGCGTCCGCGGGTGCGCCGTCAATGGTCAGGGTCTTGTCGGTGTTCACAACCTTCTTGGCCGCTTCCACCAGTTGGCGGGCTTCGTTCTCGCTGGCCTTGGCGTTTCCTTCGCTGGTCTTTGCGGCGTTCTCACTGGTCTTGGCCGCACTGGCCGAACCTGCCGCCGCAGAAGCAGAGGATGCCGCAGCGTTCTCACTGGCCTTGGCCGCGTTCTCACTTGCTTTGGCGTTGGTCTCGCTCACCTTGGCAGCATCCTGGCTTGCCTTTGCCGCATCCCGTGCCGCTTCGGCCTGACGGAGGTATTCCTTGATCTGGGTCACGCTCTGGGTCACAAATGCTTTTGTCCACTCCATGCTCTGGGCAATGTATTCCCGCACTTCGTAGCCGTACAGCGCTTTTCGGATGCCCTCAAGGATCTTGTCGTAGTCTAAATTCGCCATTTTGAAACTTTTTCACCTCACCCCTGTGCATGGCGAATCAGGCCCTCTACGTTGGTTTTCGTCTGCTGGGTCGATGTCGTCGTTTTGTTCTGCTGTTTGGTCAGCTTTTCCGGAGGCCGACCAAAGGTAAACTTTTTCTGATCAGGCTTGTCCAGCGGCAGGATCTCTTTCGTGCACACCATCCACTCATCGATGCCGTGGGGCGTTGCGATGATTCGAGTCTTTTTCAAAAAGCCCAGATGGTCAGTCGAAACACCAGCGTCGCACAAATCAAATGCTTCCACCTGAACGGTCTTCTCGATGGTCTGCTTGTAAGTAGCAAGCGCTTTCTTACAGACCTCACACAATGCATCATCAGTCGTTGCCGTGTCATCGACAATACGCCGGGCATATACGCCGTACTTTTTGATGGAAGCCTGATCTTGTGCGTTTCCCGAGATATAATTCGTCTGACTGGTCGCGAAGATCCACCATCCTTTGGTCGTAGTGCTCAGACGGTCACTGTATACCACGTTCACAAAATCATCAGGGATGCGGCTGGTGCACTCGAGATCGAGCATGTTCACGCCATACTTCACGGTCTGTGTCGTGGTGTCCGAAATATCGGTCGTGTAATCCAGATAGAACGTGATCTCGTTGTTGGATTCAACATACCTCGCCCGGAAATAACCGTCATAGTCGTCTGTCCAGCGGCTGTTGATGGCATCCCAGCAGATGGAAACATCCGTGCCATCCTTGGAAAAATCCTTCTGGACATTCCGCTGAACGTTTACCGTGCCGGTGTTAAAAAACGGAGAGCGCAGGGGCGAATTATTATCGTCCCAATAGGGATTTGTAAATTGAGCGTTTATCCATAAAGATCGCTTTTCGATATCAATGCCGTTTGGCAAAGTAATGTAATAGGACATAGGCCGGACGAAAACGGTATCCCGCTTCAGGAATCCAAGTACATCCTCAACAACAATGCTCTTGCTCAGATCAAAGTTCAGTGTGACTTCATTCACATATCCGATCCAGTAAAGGGTGCCATCCTGATAGACCGCAACGACTGTAACCGATTCGGTGAAGCTGTTGTAAAAGGGGTTAGCTGTATTCGACACGCCTTGCGGCCCCAGAAGGAGTTTCGGCACAGTAAAGGTAAGACTGCCGATCTCATTTTTTGCCTGTGTCAGTTCCGGATCGTTGATATACTCCGGGTGGTCCATGGACCAAATAAGGTCTTTGCTGGTCCATTTCCATTTTGCATGGCCGGAGCACCGTCCCGCATACACCTGATACGCCATTTTGAACATTCTCCTTTCTCACAGGAATTGTGGGTTGCCAATGGTCACGGTCACGGTCGAAGCTGACTTTGCGGTGACCTTCAGCTCCCAGTAGGTATAACCCAGGTCATATTCCACCCCGATGGTCTCACTGACGGGCAGAAAAATGTTTGAGCCCAGTGTCCATGTTTTGGTCTCTGAACGAATGTCCGGGTTTTTCTTCGTGGCATAGCTGTCGTATCTTCGCGATTTCAGAAACGTCACTTCCACGCTAGAACCGCTTCCCGTGCTCACGGTGATCGGATAGCGCACATCGCTGGGCGGCAGTTGCAGGGTCAGTACCTCTCCTGCGGCCAAGGAGCGATTCTTCAATTCTGCCTGTCGATACCATGCGATATCCCGTTCAAAACAAAAATCATCCCATTTCCACAGGTCATTCCAGTGAACGGTGGCATACGGATACAGGCTGTAGTTCAGCGTCAGCACCGTATGGCCGTTCTTCCACTGGATTTTTTCATCTACCCAGACACGCCCAGTGTAGGTAAAGTTCGGGTCGTCCTCCAGAACAACTGTCTGGAACCGCCCGGCATTCAATCCGAGCCATTGCGCAATTTGTTCTGCCGCGTAATGGCCCGATGTTCTTACAACGACCCCATAATTCGTTTCGTTATGGCTTTGCCAGCTCTCATTTTCCACATAGAAATCCCAGCTCCCCTCCCGGTTCTCAAAAACAGGATTTCCCGTCAGACTGTGGGAAAGGTCTACCGTTCCGCATCGTCCTGCCACTGTCACAAGGATCATCCGCTCTGTCGGTGGAGCCACCACAGGCATTGTGCAGGGGATCAGATGCCAGTCTTTCCATGTGTTTTTTATGCCGTTGATCGTGATAGAATGGTCCATCTTTTACACCTAATCGTAATATTCTTCCTGGTCACAATATGGGAATCCTGGCTGGATATCGTAAGAAACTGTCACCGTCGTTCTTCCGGAATTATCCGGTTTCACCTTGCTGCACCACATCCGGATGGCGTGCGGAGCCTTGGTGAGTCCAACGGAACTGTTTCCAAAACCACCCTCTTCTCCCGGGATATACAGCGTGGTTCCACGTCGTCCCTGCAAGAAGTGGAGTATTTTATGGTATTGTCCGAAGAAGCACCATGGATGGTCGTGGTTTTCATCCGTTCTACTGTCGTTCCCAGAATAGTGCACAGAGTGCGCATACAGGTCATGGTCCCACAAACTATGATTTATTCCATTCGGCAGATAATAAAAATCGAGAGACCCTGTGCGGGCCTCCCAATTCTTATGCGCGTTTGTCGCATCCAGAAATACTGGCTGGATCAGACTGCCATGGACCCCAGGCAGGGTCACAGTCGTCACTTTCTCCTGTGCCTTTGAAATATAAGGCTGCTCCGTCGGCATGAAACCGTAGTCTTGAAAAGAAAAGCTTTCGCTTCCCCAATCCGGAATACTGGATTTATACGAGGGACTGACCGGAACGATCTGGCGCTGAACCTTAATGTCTCCCGTCTCCGGGTAAATGTAGCCTCCTGCCATCTCTTACCTCCTGCTGGCGATCTTCCCCAGCCCCTCGTCCACGTCGTTGATGATCTCGCCCACCAGTTTCCGGCCGTTCATCTGGACCTTCATATTGGCCACGGCCCGGGCAATGCTGTCGATGTGCTCTCCCAGTGCCTCCACGCTCGAAACGATGTCGGCGTTGGGGGTTGCCTTCTGGTCAGCCTTGTTCGCCTCTTCCTGCTGGGCCTTGGTCACCTCGGCTCTGCGCACCACGTTGGCGGCAAGGCCTGCGGTGCGCTCTGCATTCAGGGCGACCGTGCCGTTCTGGAACAGGGTGTCGTTCAGCCAGTCCACTCCATTTTGAACGTCGCTCATGTCCACTACGGGCTGGATGCTGGGTTCATACTCAAAGTCGTCGCTGGCAATGTCACCCACCCGCTGGGCCAGATCCATCATGGTGGAAAGGGCCGTGTCGCTCACGTCCTGTACGCCCTGCACCACGGAGCCGGTCTCATCGGTGATGCCCTGCGCCAAACCAAGGCTCAGGTATTCACCGATGCCCGCCATCACGCGGCTGGGGGAATGGATGCCAAAGAAGTCGCAGAATCCGTTCACGATGCTGCTGCCGAAGTCGCAGATACCGTTCCACACCGCACCCGCCGCACCGGTAATACCCTGCCACAGGCCGGAGATCAGGTTTCCGCCCACGTCCACCAGGCCCTTAAAGCCGTTGCTGATCCAGTCCCACAGGTGCGAGAAGGCATTCCCCAGCCAGTCAAAGAACCCGCTGAAGAAATCACCGATCTTGTCCCAGTTGGCGATCAGCAGTCCGCCGCCCGCAATGGCCGCGCCAATGAGCCAGCCTTCGGGGCCAATGGAGCCCAGCACGCTCACCAGAGTGCCGCCCAGTTCTCCCAGACCGCCCAGTAAGCCGCCGGAGCCGGTGATCATCTCACCGATGCTACCAAGGCCGCCCAGTGCTTCTCCCAGCAGTCCCGTGCCGCCCGTGGCAGAGCCCAGCAGGCCGCTCATGTTGCCCAGGATGCTGCCAAGGTTCTCGGTCACGCCGGTCACCTTGACCACCTGTCCCATCACCTTCAGGGTACCGCCGCCTTGCGCCAGCGCACTGAAGGCTTTGGGCAGTCCCAGCAGAGCGTTCATGCCCTTGCTCATCATCAGGCGGCCGAACTCCGTGCCCATAAAGTCCAACACGGTGGTAATGCCGCCGGTCACTGCCCCGCCCCAGTCACCGCTCACAAGGGCGGTAATGGTACCAAAGAGGTCGGTGATCACTTCGGTCACACCGTCCTTGGTGGCCACGCCAAAGGCTCTGCTGAGCTTCGAGGCCATTTCCGGGGCGCTCTTCTGCACCTGTGCCCAGACGCTGTTGAAGCCCTCCTGAATGGGCCGCCAGTTCTTCGAGATGGAGTAGCCCAGCTGCATCATCATCCGCTTGCCAGAGTCGTCCAGCTCAAAGGCATCCGCCAGATTTTCCGCAAAGCCCACAAAGTTATACTGTTCGCTTTGCAGGTCTGCCAGTGCATCCAGTGCGGTCTCGCTGTTCTTGCCAAACTTTTTCACAGCCTCGTCGTACTTCAGCTGCTTGTTCGTTACCTTCTTCAGGCTGTAGCTCATGCTGTCCAGTGCCGTGCCCACGCCGATGATGGCGGTCATGGTGCCCTGGGTGGCGGTTTTCCGTGCCTGGGCGCTGTCGGCTCCGTATTGTTCCACCGCAGCCTTGTAAGCATCCTCCCGGCCCGCAAGGTCCCCGTCGCCGTAGAGCTTGGCCAGCATGTTCTGCCGGTTGGTCACCAGCTTCTCCTGCTTTTCCAGGTAGGAGACCTTGCTGTCGTAGGCATCCAGCTGGGCCTGATTCAGCTCGTTGATGAGCTTCTGCTGTTCGGTCTGTGCCTCCAGATACTGCTGGTAGGCCGCCTGGGTCTTCTGGCTTGCCTCACCGAACTCGTTTTTGATGGCGATATAGTCCTTCTCGGTGGCCAGCAGGATCTCCGCCTGGTTCTTGATCTTCCGGTTGATGTAGTCGATCTTCTTGTTGGACTTCTCGGTCACCTCGGCGCTGTCCTCGTACAGGGCGCTCCACAGCTCGTATTCGTCCTCCGCGGTCTTGGCATCGGTCTCGTACCGCTCCTGAATGACCTTCAGGATGCTGTCCTGCTTGCTCCTCTGAAGCTCCGCAAGGGTCTTCTGCTCGCTCAGCAGGGTGCCGTAAGCGTCCTTGGTCTTGCTGTTGTTCGCGCCCACCTTGGCCAGCAGGGTGTCGTACTGCTCTTTTGCAATGGCCACCCGTTTGGTCTGGAGCTCGATCTCCCTTGTCAGGCTCTCGGTCTTTTTGGTGATAAGCTCTTCCACCGTGGCCGTGTCGCCGCCCGTCACTTCCCACAGCGCGTATTCGCCGGTGGCGTTGGACATCTCGGTCTTGTTGGCCTTCAGCTTGTCGGAGAATGCACTTGCCAGCGTGTCTGCCAGTGACTTGCCGGCCTTGGAGGCTTTGGACTTGGTGGTGCCTCCGCCCGCTCCGTCCAGTGCATCATCCACGGCGTTCTGGTGCCAACTGTTCAGGATGCCGTATGGGTTCTTCAGATTCTTCTGCGCATCCGCATTTCCCTGTTTTGCGCCTGCAATCTCGGCCTTCGTTGCGTTCCGGCTGCTGCCTGCTCTCTTCATGCCTGTCTTTCCGGGGATCACAATGGCATCGTCCATGGCATCGCCGAAATCGTTCATCGCGCCGGACAGCCCATTTTGATACAGCAGATTGCCGGGATGCAGGCTGCTCTGCTTGAACGCGTCATAAAGTTCCGGCATCTTCTTCTGGATGGCAATAACGGTCTCGTCCATGGCCTGAAGGACACCGTCTTTCATCACCAGTGCGCCAGAATAACTCGCCTGCCGCAGTTCGTCCTGTTTCGTCTTGTCACCAATGCCCAGGATCGCACCCTCAAGGATGTTCTCCGCGTCGCTGGCTGCAACGTCACTGGGCGAATGGATGCCCCAGAAGGTGGTGAAGACATTCCGGATGGAGGTCGCCGCGTTCAGCATGTTGGTCTTGGCCTGCGCCAGTGCACTGGGGTCTGCAATGCCCTGCGCCAGTCCCAATGTGACATATTGGCCGATCTGTGCCATGACCTTGGACGGAGAATGGGTGTCGAAGGCCGTTTTGCTGGCATCAATTACGGCGTTTGCAACCTCTTCGGAAGCGTCCGTCGCGTCTTTCTTGCCTTCGAGCTGGCCTTTTGCCACGCCTTCGCTTGCATTTTTGCCAACGCCTGTGAACAGCTGGTAAAATCCGGCCGTCACGGAATTGCCATTCTTCAGTTCATCCAGAATATCTGCGAAAGGCAGTACAAAAGTCTGGGCCGAAGCACCTTTGTCCTGTCCGCCCCAGTTTTTCGGATCAAGCGGATTGTGGTTTCCAGCCCATGTTGTAAACTTTGCCCATAGATCATTCAGTGCAGGCTCGATCTTTTCCCAGACATACGCTGTCAGGCTGACCACCGTATCAATAACAGTCGTTCCCAACACATACAATGCCTGGCCGATTGCCGGAGCTGCCAGAATGATTGCATCGCAGAGGGCCTTGATGATCTTTGCAATGGAAGTCACCAGACTGCTGGCAACCTCGCCCAATCCCTCAAAAATACCGGCAATGAACTCAACCAGCATCCATGCCACGGCCTTAATGCCGTTCAAAAATACCTGAAAGTTCAGGCTATTCAGCAAACTCAGGCTGGATGCCAGATTACCGATGAACGTGGATGCCGAAGTCAGTGCCAGCAGTGCACCAAGGCTCAGTGCCAGCGCGCTCAGAGAGAGGCTCAGTGCTACGATCACCGGAGTCACAGGAGCCAGGATCACTGCCGCACCGCCCATCACAACAAACGCACCGATGAGTGTCAACAGCCCTTTGCCGATGGTCTCCCAGCTCAGATTGCCCAGACCCTGCAATGCAGGAACCAGCAAATTCACTGCCGCAGCCATCATGGTCAGGCTGATTGCGCTGCCGATGGTACCTTTCGACAGATTCAGTGCCATTACAAATGCTGCAAGGCCGCCCGCCACCGCAGTAAGCCCACGGCCAATGGATTCCCAGTCCATTTCACCGAATTTTGCAACGGCATCCTGAAGGATCTCCATGGATGCAGCCATCAGTACAAAGCCAGTGCCCTTCCCAATGCCGAATTTCGTGCCATTCATCAACTTGGCGGCGACCACCAGCTCGGCGCACAGTGCTCCCACTCCGGCAATCCCCTTAGCAAGTGCTGTCACGCTCAGGCCGCCTAAGGCTTTTACACTGGATGCCAGGATACGGATGCCTGCCGCAAAAGCGATCATGCCCGCAGCACCCTTGGTGAACCGCCCTCCATCTCTTGAGAGAATGACTGCAACTAATGTCAGCTCCGCCATCACGCCGCCAAGTGCCACCACACTGCCGAGCAGCTTGTCGGAATCAATGGACGAAATAACTTTCAGTGCACCCGAGAGCACCAGCACCGCAGCTGAGACAGCCACCATACCACCGGCCAAAACGCTCAGCTTCAGGCTTTGAACATTCTTCGTCAGATGGGCCATAACGGCCATCACGCCCAGCAGTTCGCCGAATGTGACCGTCAGTACGCCAATGGCCGCACCAAGTCGATCTGCTTTCACCATAGAGAGAACAGCCAGTGAACCGGCCATCAATGCCACAGCCTTTGCAATCGTCATCAGGGTGTCTGCCTTCTTGGCTGATTTCCACGCATCGATTGCTTCGCCCAGAGATTCGATGCAGTCTTTGATACCGCCGACCACGTCCTTTGCACTGGAACCGATGGACTTGATACTTTCAAAGAACCCCTTGATGGAGACCAACATACTGGCTCCCATGCCGCCCAGAATAAACTGATTCAGTTTCTCTGGGTCAAATTCATTGAATGCTTCTTTCGCACCCTGCGCAAGCTGTGCAAAGATCTTGTCCGCAACGGAGCCAAAAGAATAAAGCACCGGAGCAGCCGCATCCACAAAATTGGTCACCCAAGTACCAATGGTATCCAGCGGGTGAAGTCCTTTCGTGATCCCCGAAGCAAATTCACCAGCAGCCGATGCCGCATCCAGCAGAATATCGGCCAAAGGCTTTGCCAGGTTCAGAACCCGTGCTACACCAGAAATGATGCCTTCCAGAATATCTTTCCCGACCCGCAAAACAGAGAATACACCCTCTGCGGTTGTCTTGATCTTCTTGGCCGTATCATTACTGATGATAAGCTTCTTTGTGATACTGTCTAGCCATTGTGCAAAGCTCTTGATCTCCTCGCCTGTTTTTGGCGGGAAAATATCTTGAAATGCCTCATGGATGGGCTTCACTATGGCACTCACTGCATCCATCAGGTTCCACAGGCTCTGCATCAGATGCTCTCGCCCAGAGAGTTCCCGGATCTGTTTCGAGTATCCTTCCAGATCAAGCGTTCCATTTTGAACCTTTTGATTCAGTTCTTCAAATGCGCTCGCCTGTTTCTCAATTTCCTCCCGCTCAAGTCCTCGTGCCTTCAATTCGGCATCGCTCAAGGTCAGCATCTTCTCTGCACTTGCCTGTGCTTCATCCAGGCCTTTTTTCAAAAGATCTGCACCGATACCTCCCTGTTTGATGGCTTCGCCAAAGCTACCTGCATCGGAGATCTGTTTTTCAGTGATTGCACCGGAAGCCAGTGCCACCTGCTCCATGGTATACGCGTACACGTCTGCCTGATCGCCCAGCTCATTTTCAAGCAGTTTATTCCATCCGCTGTTCAGTCCGTCCTTCAGCCGTTCGTTCAGCGCTTCGATGGGCGGCACAAAGATGTCGTACAGCCGGTTCGCCAGCTCCGTCCATGTGTCGGTGGCCTCTTCCTTGTTGCCAAAGAAGGTCTCGAAGACTTTCATCCAGGAAGAGCTGACCGCGTCCTTGGTGGAATCAATGGCCTGTTCAAAACTGGTTGCCTGCTGGGCCGCCAGTGCCGCACGTTCTGCCAGTTCACCGTATTGACCGCTCAGCTTTTCAAGGGCCTCGGAGCTGGTCATGCCCGGGTTCTTCTGGGTCAGCTCATAGGCCGCCTCCATCATGGAAGCATACTTTGCGAAGGTCTTTTCCATGACCTCAGTGTTGGCCCACTTCTTCTGCAGGCTCGACTCAAAGCTGGCGATGGTCACTTCGCCTTCTTTGATGACACCCAGCTCCACTGCTGTGTCAATGAGCTCCTGCTTCAGGGCCTTGGTGGCCGTACCCATCAGGTTCAGGCTCTTCCAGTCCTGAAGCTGCAAATGTCCGGCGCTGTAGCTCTGGGTCAGGTTCCGGATGGTGCTCTGGAACGCAAAGCCCGTCTTGCCCGCGTCTGCGGTGGCGTTGGCAATGCCCATGATCATGGGGATCATCTTGTCGATGTTGCCGCCCGCAGCCGTCATCTGGGAAAGGGCACTGGTCATCTCGCTGAAGCTGTAGCTGGTCTCATCGGAGTACCACATCAGCTTGTTCAGGTAACCGTTCACCTGATCGATGCTCTTGCCCGTGGCGTTCATGATGGTCTGAACGTTGGAGGTCTTTTCGGTGTACTTGTCCCAGCCGCTGGCCACCTGATCGATGGACAGGCTCTTGACCAGCTTCTCGCCTGCGTCCACAAATTTGTTGGTGATGTTCACCAGCGCCGTGGTGGCCACGATGTTCAGGCTCGAGAACTTGGATTCCAGCCGGTCAAGGCTCGTCTGCATGGTGGCAAAGTCCACGTTCTCCGCGGCTGCGTCCAGCTTCTCAAAGCCCTTTTCCGCTCCCTTGAACTGGAGCTTCTCCATCAGCCGGTCAATGGTCGAGATGGTCTGTTTGGTATTTTTCTCAAAATTTGCGTTGTCAAACCGCATTTCAACAACGCGGCTGTCTACTTCCTGGCTCATTCTGTCCTCACCTCGCCCCATGCCCGTGCTGCGATCCGCTCAAAAATGGGCCGCATCGCAGGGTTGATATAATCCACGCCCTCTACGTATCCTCCGTTTCGTGTGCCGTGTCCGTATTGCAGGATCACCGCAATGGGCACACCGTCCACGATGTTGGAGTTTCTCCATGTAATGGTGATGCTCTCTTTTCCCTTGGTCACCGTGTAGCTCCAGCTTGCCGCCGTCTTTCCCGTGTCCTTCGGGGTCGCCTTCGCAAGGGCCTCCACACCCTCCTGTCCGTATCGGTCCAGCAGCTCATCCAGGCTCAGGTTCGAGCATCGCTTCAAAAATTTCCGGCTCTTCTTCCAGTCGCCCTTCTGGCGAAAGACAATTACTTTTGGCATCTTACCCTCTCGTCTTCAGCCGGGCCTTTCTCTGCTCGTTCAGCATCCGCTGCTGGGCCATCCGGTCGCCCTTGCTCATCTTCTTCGCCGGTGCCTGGCTCTCCTGGCATACCCGGATCAGGGTCAACAATCGGTTCAAATGCCACTTCTCGCACTCTTTCGGAATGCCAAAGCTGAACATCTGGCAGTACAGCACCTCGGCCGTGGTCTCGGTCCCGCTTTTCCGGGGCGGTCGTTTTGGCCGTGGCTTTCCTGCGGTCTTTCGTTCGTTGGGTCTCGGCTCCCCGCTGAACCATGTTGCGGTCATGGGAGCTTCCATATATTCGTTAATGGAACGGTACTGTTCCCGGGTCAGTCTGGCGTACACTTCGGGGTCTACCCCTTTGGTCACCGTCATGCAGCGGATGTAGTCCAGCCACTGCTCCACGGTCAGCTTGTCCAGATTGCTCAGGAACGGGATGTTCCAGTTGCTTTCCCAATGAGCCAGGGAGAGCAGTGAATGTTCCAGCTTCAGGACCACGGCAGGCGTGTAGACAAATTCCTCTGTCTTTTCGTTCCACCGCTGTTGTCCCGGTATCGTAAGCGTCATCATTTGCTTTCTCTCCCTGGTATGTGTTCATTGAGGTGCCCTTCTCAGAGCACGCTCCATTTTGAATACTCCTTCTAAACAGCGCTCGCCCCTTTGGGGAGCTCCGCGACGCGCCGCCCTTTGGCGGACGGAGCGATAAGAGGGCAGGTTACTGCTCCTCAGTACCCTTCACGGGGGCTTCCAGCACCTTCAGGCCGGGCTGTGCGTTCACAGGGGTGGCCTTCTTGGTCTCCTCCTTCATATCCTCCGGCAGGATGCCCTCAAAGAATGCAGCCGCTGCCTCGCCGTTGGAGGCCAGCTTGTAGTACAGGTCGCTGTAGGCCTGGGTGGACATAAAGTCCGCCAGCACTGCATCGTTCTTGATGAACTTCCGACCGTCCGGGCTCAACACACCGTAGCTCTTGCAGATGATCTGCTTGAACAGCTTGGCAAGCTCCAGCTGGCTCTGGGCGGCAGTGATGCGGTTGATCATCTGCACAAGGCCGCCCTCGGTGGTCAGCTCCATCTCCAAGATCTCGGCACGGGTCAGATTGAAGTAGTAGTCTTCCGTCCGCTCAGTACCGCCAAAGTCCACGGTGGTCATCGTCTTTTTCAGCATTTTTCTTCTCCTTTATCGTGTTCATTGATGCCTGGCTTCTTACACCTGGCCCTCGCTGTCGGTGATCAGCTTGATCAGCTCGTCGGGGGAAGGCAGGGTCGCCTCGGCAGTCTCGGTGCCCCAGAGCTTGTCCTGAATGGCCTTCACGGTGGCAGGCTTCAGCTTGGAGCAGTCGATCTCCATGTGGCTGGTGGGGCGGTGGCCGGTCACGCTCACGGGGGAGGTGGTGCACTCCCAGCTGAAGGTGATGGCATCGGGGTTGTCGTTGATGGTGGCGTAGCTCTTCTCGCTGGGGGAAGCGGTGCTGTTCCACGCAATGTGGATCTTCTGGCCCACCTCGTCGTCAACGTCGTTGCCCACGGTGGTCACCCAGCTGAAGCCAAAGCCCTGGCGCTTCTGCTGGCCGATGGAAACACCCGTTGCCACCTGTGCGGAACCGTCGCAGGGCTCCCACTCGGTGGGGTAGGTGTAGGCTTCGATGGTGTAGCCGTACTCCTCGGCAGAGCGCAGAGAAGCATACTTGATGTCGTCGGCGTAGAGCTTGGTCTCCTCAGCGCCGGAGGGGCTCTCGGTCACGGCGGTCAGGCCATTCCAGGCCACGCCCTTGTCGTAAGCGCCGGTGTTGTTCATGGGATACAGGACACCCAGCTTGGTGCCCATCTCGTAAAACTTTTCGCCGACAGCGTCCCAAATCAGTCTGGACATATATTTCCTCCTTAGATGTAGATCGTAAAAACGGTGTGGTATAATCCGTCCGAAACAAAAGAGCGGTCGTAGGTGCATTTTGGCAACACACTTACGGCCGCTTTGATCTTGCTGTCAGGGTCTTTGTCCATCACAGTCACCGTGTAGAACGGATGCTGGATATAGACCCTGTTGTTTGCATGGTTGTTCCGGATCTTGGTTTCGCTGTACACGATGCAGGGATACTGGAGCTGGAATCCCGCTTTCGGCTGAAAATAGAGGTGGATCGACTTTCCGTTCTCCTTCAGCACTTCGCGCAGGAGCGTGTCAACCTTCAGCCGTGCTTCCATTCCAGAGCCCTCCCAAAGTCAGGATCAGGCGCGGGTATTGTACCTTCACGCCGGTCACCTGCCATTTCTGTCCCATAAACACCGCATACCGGAGATCGTAGAGATGGTCGTTTGCAAACGGGTCCGCCAGAACGCTCAACTGGTTTCCAACCGTGATGTCGGGGTTCGCCTTGTCCCCCATCTGCATCTGCCGTCCAAACTCCAGCACGTCCCCGTAATAGGTGCGTTCCGTCATCTTCTCGGTAAATACGCTGGGGGCGGTCTCCTCCACCTCATCTGCAAATCCCAGCTTCCCGCAGTATCTCATCTCTTCTCACTCCATTTTGATTTGTTGTGGCTAACCTTGAAACCTGAAAAGATCAGGCCTCGTCCGCAGCCATGGTGCAGGTGATGGCGGTGGTGCCGTCGGTCACAACCACACCGGCAGCCATCAGGGCAACAGGCAGGTAGGTCTTGTCGGCAGCCACCACGATCAGACGGCCCAACTTAAAGGCCTTCTCCACGTCAGCCTTCTTGGCCTGAACCTTGTGGGCCTCGTCCTCGTACAGCTTCTTGTCGGTGTGCAGGTAGGCAACGTAGTTTGCCACGTGCAGGTCATAACCGGTCTCGTAGATGGTGTTCAGCATAGTTCTATCCTTTCTCTTTAAGCAGCCCACTCAACAGCCATGGCGCTGAACGGGGTGGTCAGAGCGCCGGAGCAGCGGGTCTCGATCAGGTACTTCTGGGCGTTGAAGTCGATGTCGAAGTCGTCGAACATGGAAACAGCGCCGCCCTTGTCTGCGCCAACGGTGTAGTCAGCCAGGTTCACGATCAGGCAGACCAGGTCACCGCCCTTGGCACCCTTGCGGCCCTCCATCTCGGGGATGGTCACAATGTTCTTCACACGCAGCTTGCGGGCCAGAGCAGCCTCGTCAGCATACAGCGGGTGGCCGATGCCGTCCTCCAGCAGGAGCATCTCGGTCAGAGCATCCTCCGTGGTGAACAGGGTGGGGGTGCCGGAGCCGCGGTACTCCTTGCGGCTGCGCAGGATCTGCTTGATCAGGGCCTTGTACTTGTCCTCCACGGTGGTCAGGCCGGTGGTCTTGCACTGGACCTTGATGGTAAACAGGTCACTGTCGTTGAACACAGGGCGGATGCAGTTCTCATCGATCTTGTCCTCAGAAGCAGCCAGACGGCCGTCGCCCAGCAGGTAAGCCAGAGCCAGCTCACGGTTCAGCTTCAGGCGCATCTCCTGCTTCAGCCATGCCACAACGTCAAAGCTGGTAATGTCGATCACGTCGTCGCGGTCCAGCTTCTGCTTCTTGTACACGGTGGTGGGGCTGGTGGAGCGGCGCAGCAGGCCAAAGACCTCTTCCTTCTTGAAGTTGCCCTTGATGTAACCCTTTGCGCGGGCATCCTCCTCGGTCAGGTCGGCAAACATGCTCTTGAACCGGCTGAAAGGAATGTGGTGCACAGCGCCCATGACCACGCTCACCCAGTCGTCGGGCTTGTCGATGATGCGGGGCGTGGTGTCCAGCAGGTGATCCTCAGGGAACAGCCAGTCGATGTTGTCGATGCTGTGGGCCAGCTCATCACTGTCCATGCCGGCATCCTCAAAAGCAGCCTTCATGGTGCCATGGCTCTTTGCGGTCTTGACCACGTTGTTGATCTCTTCGATGCTGTGCTTCAGCACAGTTGCGTTGGTATCCTTGTCGAAAACATTCTGCTTCACGGTATCGTCCTCCTCACCGTCATCGTCATCATCCTCTTCACTGGCCATAGCAGAGCCAATGATCGCGTATACGACATTTTTCTGCTTCTCCGTCAGGGTGTTGAACACATCCTCAACGGTCTCTTCTTTGCTCATGTTCTTTTCGTCCGCCATTTTGGCTTCCTCCTGTGTTGCTTCATCGTCGGTCACGGCATCGCCGCTGTCCGCACTGTGTGTAAGGTCTTCCAGCGGGTTGCCCTCGGGGTCCATGCCGTGGGTCAGGCTCAGGCCGTCCTCGTTGTAGATAAAGGCCTCGCCGTCCTCGTAGTCCTCATCGGCGCTGTGCTTTACCACCTCGTCGATCAGGGCACCCGGGTTGCATCCTGCCAGCACAAGGCTCACTTCCCGGATGCAGCCGTGGGTCACGGTTCGTCCTGCCTTCTTCACGTTCGCATAGATCGAAAAGGCGCTCAGGTCGCCGCTCTCCACGCACTGTCTTGCGGTCTTGCCGGTGTCGGTGTCGTTGAATTTGGCATAACAGTACACACCGCCGGGCCGGTTCTCCAGCAGGCAGTGACCGATCACGTTGTCCACGTTGGAGTGGTCGTGGTTGTACACCATGGGCACAACCTTGCCGCTGCACTCCTTAAAGGCATCCTGCGCGATCACCAGCCCGTCATAGCACCGGACGTTCGATTTCGTCGCCCAGCCGCTGCAATCGTAGTCAAAATTAACCATTTTGATTTGCAATACTCCTCTCTACGGCATCCCGCCCTGCCGTGATCGTTTTGTTCTGCGCCGCAATTTCCTCACTGCTCTGGCTGATGTTTGCATTCCGCAGTTCATCTGCCTTGGGGTCCTTGCTGGGTTTCATGCCAATGGCCTGCCGGAACTCGTTGGAGGTCATGATCTCGTTGCGGGTAAACTTGTCGGCCATTTCGGCAACGGCAGAAACAGGGGTCAGCTTGAACGGGTCACGGAAGTACATCACGGATTCCCGGTTCGCCCGGTCGTCCTCGGTCAGGAACTTCCTCCGGATCTCGTCCACGGCAGCCGCCACAATGGGCTCGATGGTGCGGTTCTCGTAGTTGGTCATCACAGCATCGGAAGCAGTACCGTTCATGATCTCCGGGGTGATACCCAACTGGCTGTATGCCATGTTGGTCAGGTATTCCACGGTCTTCAGAAGGTTGTTTTCGAGGCTGCGGTTCAGCTGTGTGATATGTTCCGTGCCATCGGTGTAGGCAATGCCGTATTTGGAACCGGCGAGCTGCTGTTCGATCTGTGCCCGGCGCTCTTCAGCCTGTTTCTTCCGGATATCGCCCTTCACAACGTAGGGCAGCTGGATGATCAGGTCGAGCTTGCCGCTGCCCACCTGCTCGTCGATCACGTCCATCAGGTTCAGTTTCCGGATCAGGCGCTGCACCGTGCCGTTGGGCTCGTTCATCACGGCATAGAACGGGTTCTCCACCAGGGCCACCTGTGTCTTCGGCAGGGTGATTTCCTCTTTCCGTCCGGTCCGGTCGTTGTACACTTCCAGCCGCACGTCGTCCGGGTACCATTCCAGCACCTTTCCCACCCGCATGGATTCGATCCGGGTCTTACCGGTCTTCCCGTCGTAGTCCACGTCAATGGGCACCAGCGCAATGCATCCCTCGTCCAACATGGAAAGGAACATGTCATATCGCAGTGCCCGGCCCGTCTGGTCCTTGTTGCCGGAAAGGTTCAGGCAAGAATTAAGGCCCGAATCAACGGTTTCGTCGTAGCGTCCGTTTTCATCGAGCCTTACATGATTGATGGTAATTGCCGCAGCGTCCATTGCAATGCGGGTGTTGATGGCCGTCATGATCGTCCGGTCATTGCTTCGGTTCAGCCTTACCCGGTCAGGCCGGTAGATGTATCCTTCGCCACTTCTTCCGGGGGGATCACGGTTTAAAAACGCATTCCAGGCGTGTCTCAGTCTGGAGCCAAAGGTTTGTGATGCCATTTACTTTCTCCTCTTCATAGCAGTAAGTCCATCCCAGACATCGTCACTATTACTCTGCACAGACGCTTCTGCTTTGAATCCGTGTTTTTCATAAATATGTCGAGCGTCTTGGCTGCTTCCCGGAACTTCCAATGATAAAGTTTTATAGCCACTATCGTCAGCGTATTTCACGATATAGCCCATTACTGAATCAGCATAGCCTTTTCCTCGTTCTGACTTCTTTATGTCGATCCAGTTTACATACAGATTGTCACCTTGATCCTCTAGCCAGGCATTTCCAATCTTTTTTCCGTTTTGAAGGATATCAAAGTTTCGTTCTGAATCACCGTGTTTACCTTGACGTTGTGCCACATATAACTTTTCGCCTGTCTTTTTTGACTTCAACTCTGTTACATCTGAATATCGTTTCTTTCCTTTTGATGTAAGCGTGCCATCTTTGTTCTGGTATCTTCGCACGCCCCATTTCATGCCAAGAATGCCGTGGTGATAGAGTTCTTCACTCTGTTTCATCGAAATGTATCCGCCACGTATTTCTTATTCAACATATGCTGCACCAGAACCACAGCAGCATGGTTCACCTGCAAGGGCTTACCATTAAGTGTAGTATTTGTATTGGCAAGATATTGATTTGCAAAATATTCGCCTGCTTTGATTGCCCTTTGCGTGGCTAAAAATCGTTTCTGGCGCTTTCTTTCCTCCTTGTAGGCGGACATAGCATCGCTCTTGAACGAAGGCTTTTTCACTTTCGTACGCTTCGGGCCGGTTTCTTTTTTGTTTCGCACTTTTGCGTTCGCCGTGTATACCTTTGCTTTATGATGTCCCCATTTCATGCCGAGAACGCCATAATGATAAAGTTCATCTTTATAAACTTGCATTTTTTCTCCTTATGCACCATGTGCCTTCATTGTTGCAGCCAGTGCGCCTCCAACAACAGCGTTCTTAAACTCTCTCGATTCAACAATACTCTTTCCGAGTTTCATTGCATTGGAGCCGTTATTGTAAAGCGTCATGACCGTTCCAAGTGCGGTAGCGGTCGTTCCGGCAATCTTAATAGCTTTCTGTAGCTTGCTGGGAGAAGCAGTAAGCCGTTCATACTGGTGCTCTTTCTGTAATCGATTGATTCGAGCATTCAGTTCACTGTCACTCATTTCACGGACACTTTTCTTTGTATGTGCTCGTGTATAGTCCTCGTGATCTTGACTATAGTGTTTCTTTCCTTCAGAAGTAAGCGTACCATCCTTGTTCTGGTATCGTCGCACGCCCCATTTCATGCCCTTGATGCCCCAATGATAAAGTTCATCCCTGTATGCCATAATGTTCACCTCCTCACAAACAAAAAAACGCACCAGCAATTAAGCTGATGCGTTCAGATGTACCGTATTACGGAATGATGTCTAAAATAGATTCACACATCGTTCCTATCTCATTTGGAAAGTAATTGTCATCCAGCCCCCGATATTCCAGTTCATCGCCGACTCGTTCTTCGATTTCGGCCCACTCATCGGAAAAATTATCGATTTTGGTATAATCGTAATCAAGGCCCAGACTTTTCAAAAAATCGATCTGTTTCTCGGTAAGCATAATGGATCACCTCTTAGTGTATTTTCGGATTGCATCATGCCCTGTTTTCCAGACAGTCGTGACACAGCCATTTTCGGGGTTTACGTTTACCGTAGCGTGCTGACCAATAAACCGTTGACTAGGCTGTCCCTTCTCATTATACCGCACCTTTATTGTATCAGAGTTTAGCGGCTTTTGCAACGCATCCAGCAATCCTTCCAGAGTCACCTGTCTGGTAGGGTCTTGGGTACGGTCCAGTGCATGAATCGATAGACCTTTCACAAGGACACCATTTGAGGTATAAAACGGTTTTCTGAATTTTCGAGCAGCTCTCGCTTCGATTGAATATCGGTCATGCGCGAGTTGTTCTTTTGTCCTCCGAACACCCCACTTCATACCTTTGACTCCGTAATGGTACAGTTCCGTTGTACCATCATTCCATCGCCACATTTCTGCCCCTTTCGATTTTCTATTGCAAATTACTTTCCTATGCTGTATGATAAACATATCAACATGAGGAGGACTCACCATGGCGGACGACAAACAGCTTTCCATGCAGAACCTTAATTGCGAAGTGACCGCAAGCGATGTTTCTTTTGATTTTAGCGATACATCCCGCTTTCGGAAGATTAAATTTCCGGAGCAGGCTGGCATTACAGCAAACGCCCTTCTACAGCTGGTTCCTGCGCAGCTTGTGGCTGACACGGCATCCAATCTGTATGTTCTCCATTTTCCGAAGGGCATCCAGGGGACTTTAATGAACCTCCATCAGGGCGGTCAGTCCACCACAATGATAGACACAGCAGGCAGTTTTGCCGGAAGTGCATCTCTGTATAAGGTCAATCCCACAGCAGTTGCTGCCTTCCAGATGTTCAGTGTAGCATCTTTTGCAACCGGCCAGTATTTTCTTGCAGATATCAGCTCCAAGCTGACAGAGGTCAACCGGAAGCTGGACGACCTTCTGGCATTCCTTCAGGCATCCAAGCGTACTGAGCTGCTGTCAGAGCTTACCTTCGTAAAATATGCGCTCGCAAATTACGCAACTATCATGCTCAGTGAACCGCAGCGCATGGCTACGATCGGGAATCTTCAGCGAGCAAAAATCAAAGCGGTTGCGGACATAGAATTTTACACAGAGCAGCTGGAGAGTTCTGCTGCTGCAAAGTCCAACGAAAATCAAGCAAAAACTGTATTGCAGAACAAACAAGGAATTGATCTCGCCTCGCAGCTTTACGCCATCAGCACGATCATGGAAGCGTATTATTCGCAAAACTGGAACCAATCCTATCTTGCAAATATCAGCGCTGATGCAAAGCCTCTGTTTGCACTGACGCAGAACCGCATGATCAGTGCCATAACAAAATTCTCCGACAGGATCAGCAAGGACCTTGAAAGTAAGAAAAAGGGCCTGCTGAAAGGCGATGTATCACAAAGTGAACATAAAGTTCTGAAACTGTACGACACCCTGAATTCGCAATCGGAGACTCCGCTTCTTGCGTTTATTGAAGAAGCACTGGACAAGCCCTCCGAGCCATCTGAACTCTACCTCCGTTCTGACGGAAGTGTTTATCAAAAGATCTAAAAACAAGAAACCGCCAGAGTACTACGTTCTGTTCCGTAATACGCTGGCGATTTTGTTTTACTCAAACGCATCCCGGTTCTGTTTCCACGCCACGTAAGCGTCCATCATAGCAGCCACGGCATCGATCTTCTGATCCTGCCGCTGTTTGTAGAGCTTCCGGTTGCCGTTGGTGTCCACCAGCGTAATGCAGTTGCCCATGGCAAATTGCATCAGCTGTTCGTCGAACAGCAGCTTCCGCTGTTCGCTCAGCTTTTTCAGCTCACCCAGCGGCACGCTTTCGGTCTTTGCTCCCTGGATCACTTTCACAACACCAAAGGTGCTGTTTTCATCGCCCCAGCGCTTCACGAACTCCTGTGCGTTGTAGGGGTCGTAGCCAAACGCCCGTACGTCGTACTCGTTCTCCATGATAAAGTTGTCCAGGTCATCGTATACCTGCATCATGTCCAGAACCGTGCCATCAAACACGAACAGGGTCCCTTCCCGCATAAACTCCTCATACTGCTGCCGTCTCGAAGCCGGAAGCTGGCTGAGGGTGTAGGATGTGATGTAGTCCCGCGTCTTGACCCCAAAATATCCGTTGGACAGCGGAAACAGGAAGGTAAAGGCGCAGAAGTCGTCGCCCATGGAAAGGTCCGCGCCCATGGCGCAGGGCATCTGCCAGAAACTTCTCTTCCTGTGACACAGGGTCTCCTCGTAGGGGAAGAAATAGGTGTAGCCCTCCATGGGCAGGTTGAAGCGCTTGGCCAGAATATCGTTTCGGGCGCTGGGGGATTTCTCCGCACGCTCCACATCCAACTGGTAGGTCTCGTAGCTCACGGTCTTGCCCAGGTTCGGGTTGGCCTTCAGCCACATCTCCGGCTGGCCCACTTCCTCAATGGAGTCCAGCTTGTAGTACCAGATGGACACATGGGGGTTGACGTACTCCCCTTTCAGGATGCTTATCAACTCCATTTTGATGTCGTCGCCGCAGCCGTTGCGCACCGTGCCCTCAGAGGAAGCCGCCACGATGAGGTAATTCTCGTTCTTGGCTGCGCCCTGTTCAATGGCACCAATGGGGTCTTCCCGAATGTCGCAGGAGAGCCACTCGTCCACCGTCGCCACAGTGTCGCGCCGTCCTTGTAGCTTCTCAATGGTCATCGGGCGCACTTCCAGCAGGCTGTTGGTCAAAAAGTTCTCGATGCCCTTCTTGGTGGAAGCCATCTTCACCCGGTCTGCCTTGGAGCCGGTGGTGTTTTGCAGGCTGCCCTCGGTCATAAACTGGAACACCGGCCCCTTTGCCCGCGCCAATGCGGTGCGGAAAGGTGCCAGCACCTCCTCGGCCTGTTTCATGGTCGGGGCGGTGGTCAGCTGCTGGGTCGTGGTGGTGTACGCCGTCAGAAAGTACGCCTGCAAAAACTCCAGATACATGGTCTTCGCGGCCGATCGGGTAATGATGAGGTATTGCTTTGTCACCAGCCGCTTTTTCAGCCGTCGGGTCTCGTAGTGTCCGCCGCCTCCGCGCTCGTTCGGCACAAAGATGCTTCGTTCCACAAAGTAATACCACCCAAAGATCTCTTCAGCCCATAACTTGAAACTGTCCAGCAGCTTCACGTCGGTGCCGTCGGTCAGGGTCAACTCATCCTCGCAAAAGGAGATAAAGCCGTTCACCGCCTTGTCGTCATAGTAGATGCCCGGGTTGGCGATCAGGTCGTCGATCCGCTCCATCTCCATGGCAATCTCCCGGCATACGGGTATTTCGCCACGCATCACGGCCTCCCGAAAACGGCCGTAGTAGATCGGCGTGGCCGTGTTCGATAATGCCATTTTGGTTCCTCGTCTTGCTCCGTTTCACTCGTTCAGGCTTTGGGCCGGTAAAAGGGCTTGTCCAGGGTGTAAAAACATCGGATATCATCCGGGCATTCGCTGGTTCCCTGTCGGGCGCATCCGTTACAGATATCCTGCGTTACCCGCCCAAACCAGTCCTTTTTCTCCGGTGTTTCCATCCAGTGCTCCACCCATCGTGCTGCTACTGTCCGTCCCATGTGTTGTCATGCTCCACGTTCAGCCGCCATTCCATCTCGGAGGCGGTATTCTTCAGTGCTTCCATGGTGGTGCTGCTCTGGGGCGGGTCAAAGCCCAGCAGCCGTACCTTCACGGCCACGTAAGCCTTCACCGCTTCCATCTTCACCGGGTCGGCAACGAACTCCGTCCATTCGTTTTCTTTCCCGGAAATGGCGTACCCCTCGCCGGGCCCCACGCCCATCTGCACCAGTGCAAACAGCGCCATGTTGATGTACATGATGATGTCCGCATCAAAGTCGGTGCACTCCTCGGCAATGCCCAGCAGCTTCTTTACGCTTGTAAGGATGCTGTCCATACTGCGCCTCCGTCAATGTGCGGTGTTTCCGTCCGCAATGCACTGGTTCTCCCACTTCTTGTACACGTCGAGGTAGGTCTCCTTCTTGTCGCCGTTGTGGGTGATCTCATAGTACATGCCATCGGATACGGTGGTGCTTACAAGCGCCTTCCAGTTCTGCAAGGTCTTCGAGAACCATACGATGAACACATCCTCCATCGTCAACTTCTTGCCGTCGGTCGCGTCTACATGACTGTTGAAGTAGTCCACCACCAGCTGCTTTGCGCGGGTCATAAAATCTCTCTGTTCCATTTTTATTCCTCCTCGGCATCGCTGTAGCCACCCATAATGTAGCTCATCATGGCATAATACCAGTCCTTCTGAGCCCTCGCCAGAAGTTCCAGTTCGGCCAGATTGTGGGGCGCGCCGTCCTTCCCCATGGCCGCTTCTTTCTGTGCACTCTCCTCGACCAGCTTGGCCAGCCTCCCCGCATCAATCGCCACTTGACCAGGCTTCAGCAAAACGAGGTCTCCCCCAGCACTCGGAGCAGCGTTTTGTGCGGTCACAGCCTGATTCTCATCCCTCCGCGGTACAGCCGTATAGCCCTGCTGGAGCCCTGCTTCCGCAATACCCACGTTCGCCCAGAGCAGTGCCTCGTCCAGCTTGGTCAGTGCCAGGCTTCTCGCGCGGCTCGGTGCAAGATGCTGGAGCATCGCCTCTGCCTCTTCCAGCTTCCGCCGCAGCCCCATGGCGTAGTCCTGCTCTCGCCGGTTAAATGCTTTTTTCTGGTACATACTCATTTCCTCCACTGGATATCAGACTTTCTTCTTTACATACAACATATGGATTGCTATACTTATCTCAAACGGTTTTTCTTATACTTCGGAGGCAATATATGCAGTCTTACACCTGTCCCAACTGCGGTGCTCCTGTAAAAATGGATGACCACGGTGCATTTCTCGAGTGTCCTTATTGCGGATCACAGTTCAAGCCCGATGATTCTTTATCTGATGAGCCAAGCAGTCGTCAAATGGATTCGGACGATGATAACGAAGAACTTCGCACCTATGCAGAAATAGTGAACCGCCATATTCCAGAATTTTCGGTCACCGAATTTATCGATAGAGTCAAGCATATTCTCGAAAGAACTCTTGATTTTCTCGGTGATCACGGAATGTACATCCAAGTCGGTGTCGTTTTGCTTTTTGTCGCCTTAGCCATTGTCAGTTTCTTCTTGTAACTTATTCATGTTTTTATCCATGGGCAGGTGTCGCCCGGTCTTCTTTCTCCGTCCGGCAGCTTTGGGCCCTTTCCCGTTCCGTAATGGATTACCTTGTGCGTTGCCGCCGAAACACAAATGGCGTTCTCCGGATCAAGCAGCTTTTCGCTGTGCTGGAGAACGTCATTTTTTGTTATGGGGTTTATGTGGTGGATGGAGATCTTCGGTCGGATCGGCCTTCCGTCCCGCAGCACCCAGTCTGTGATCGGATGGTCTTTGCACCCCAGGTCGCATCCCATGTCCCGGGCGATGATCCTGTCCCTGACCTGCCGCCACTCTCTCGATTGGTAGAAGTCCTGGTTCAGCCATCGGTCAAACCCAAAGGTGTCTCTCCCCACTTCCCCGTGCAGCTGTAAATACTCCAGCCTCTCCTCGTATGTCGGCAGGGTGCAAAGTTCCGTGTAGCTTTTCATCCAAACAGCCTCGTACATTCGCAAAGAAACAAAACCAGCCCTAGGATGCCGCAACCCATCAGTGCGCTTGCACTCACCGGATTGTCCGGCCTATTTCCAAGCCATGCCGCTACCAGAAAAATCATTAAATAAAGAAGGATATTGGGTATCAATATCAACTCATATTCCATCATACTCGTCATCCTCTCCCAAGCCGTTGTATTTCTTCATGGCAGCAATGGCCTTCTCGTACACCTCCTCGGAGTGCTTTGCATTCTGGAGTGTCTCAGTCTTTGCCCTCAGCAGCTTGTTTTCCTCTTCCAGCTTTGTTTTCTCCAACTCATTCTTAGAGGTCGCCAGCTTCAGAAAATGGGTCGTCTCAGCGCTGGATGCCGTACCTTCCAGCAGTCGTCTCTCAACCAGCTTCATTGCCAGGTTGATCATATAGTTTTCTTGTGCTTCCGGGGTTCTTGCAGGCCGCGAAGTTGCAGCCGACATTTCGCCCGGAGCAGACTTCTTAGGTTTCATTGCAATAACCTCGTTTCGCGTTCTTATTTTGCTTTTGCAAGGGTTCATGGGAGTCGCAGTAGTACCAGTTAAGCCTGTCTCATTTGAAAGGAGAAGAAAAAGCAGATCATGCCCAATGGAGGTTGAACATCGTGAAAGCCCTGAACCCAAATATATAGGAGGATACTACTCCCATGAGCCCTTGCAAAAACCGCCGAAGTCCCGGTCTACACCCCAGAACCTCGGCGATTATGTCCCGTTTCGACTTGACTGCGCATACAAATGCACTTATACTTATCTCGGAGGTTGACCTGTAAGTCTCATTTGAATCGTTCATTCTACTAGGAAAGGTGGTGATATAGAATGGACGATATGATTCTAATTGATAAAGTCACTTACGATGACTTTACCAAGGTCAAATTTGCTCCTGTATCTCGTGAAGAGATCTTGGAGAATATTACGAAGACTCTCCTGTGGATTGCAGATAAGTGCAAAAAGCTGGAGTTAGATCGAACCGTATAAAATGTAAAAACGTCAGTACCTACACACCACGTGGATACTGGCGTTTTTTCTTCTTAAAGCCCAAATATCAATTTTCCCTCCGGGGAAATATCAAAGACCGGCGCGATTTGAGAGGGGGTGTCAATTTTGGGACCCCCTCCCTATGGTTTACGCGGTTTGGCCGAGCGTGTCCTCGTCGGGCACGGTGATCTTGAGCTTCTTGTAAATGTTTATCGGGTCAGCAGCAACGATCTTGTCGATTGCCTTCTCAATTTCATAGGCATTTTCGTTGTCCGTGAACTGAGATGAGGTCTCGGCGATCCTCATAAGCAAACCGGAAGAGTTGTAGCCGTGCTCGACATCATACTGATACCACTTCTCGAACTCGTCGTACGGACTGTACGGGTTGTCAAAGGTGGTAAGAAAGCATCGAACCATTATTCAAAGCCTCTTTCTTAATTGATTGTTATTTGTTGAGCGCACTGTAAACCGTGGACTCCGGAACACCACAGGCCTTGGCGATTTCAGCATAAGAATAACCGCTTCGCAACATTGCGTTTGCTTTAGACATCTTTGCAGAAGTCATAACAGTAACGTTTTTCGGCATTGCACGCTTTACAATTTCGTCAGAATCAGACGAATTAAGGAATTTCGTCAACATATTGTCGGAAATTGCGCCAGCCTGAACAGCTTCCCACTCTCTGTCCGTGAAGGTGACCTTGGACTTGCGTCCGCTTGCACCAACAGAATCGCGAGCACGCTGCATCTCGACAGAAGAGATCTTCTTGATTTCTTTCTTGTCGATCGTAGGATCCAAGCCCTGTTCCTGAATCTTCGCCTTAATATTGGCGTTCGCAATCAGCATCGCTTTGCGCTCCTTAGGCTTGTTAGCGACCATGTTGTTATATTTCTCTTTCAGGGAGGCAACCTCAGGCGCATAGGTCTTGGCCGCTTCAGGGTTACGCTGGATGCCCTTCATGTTGACCGCCTCTTTGCGCGCCTGGTTGGCCATGGCCTTCAGCTTGTTGGAGAAGTCCGCGTACAGGTTCTCTTGGATGGTGCCAGAAGACAACGTGCGTGCATCCTTCGTTTCAGAGATCAGACTGACTGTATCCTCAGCCTTACGTTCCTTACCCGTCTTGGGGTCGGTGAAGGTACGTCCACTTTCTTTGTAGATGTATTCGCCAGTTTCCTTATCAACTCGAACACTGCCACGACGCTCGGGTACACGAACCGTCTGCTTACGGCGAGACAGGAGCGTGGATGCGCCGCCATAGTGCGTAGCACCTTCCTCGTCCACACGAATCTGCCACTTCTGTTTCAGCTCGGGGATACCATTCTCGCGCTCAGAACGCTTATAGTCCAGCTTATGCTTTTCCGCATCGATAACGACCATGGAGTGCTTAACCGCACGTGCAAGCTCGTCCTCATCGGCACCTCGCAATGTCATATCGGTGATGAGGTTGGAGATCACGCCCATTTCGCGCTGCTTCTCCTCTTTTTTCATCAGCCTAACATTGTTCGGGTTGCCTTCAGGAACTGCATAAGCGGTCTTGGGATCGAATCCTTCCAGTGCTTTCAATGCACGGGTGGACTTGATGTTGACCTTGTCGGTAACAGGGATTACCATGACCGTGTCGCCATCGAAGTCAGCACCAGACAGCCGTTCCGCAACCTTTGCATTGATGCCGATCGCATCCTGAATTGCACCGAGATTCCGCTTACCGCTGACATTTTTGTTGTTGACGGTCACGATGGGGATTTCAAAGGTACCTGCATGAGGGTAACGGATCAGTGCAAGCCTGGTGCCATTCTCATAAGTGGGGCAATAAGCTTCTGTCTCCTTGATCTTATTGATCGGAAGGATAACCTTTGTGGACTGGCCCGGGAAAGCAGATGCCTTCAGGGTCATGGATGTTCCTTCAACCGTATCAGCAAAATCGTTGAGCAGCTTCTTTTTGACCGTAGGATTATCGTACCGCATGATTTCATCATATTGGGCTTTGTAATCCGCGACGGTAAGGTTGAGCTGGTTCTCGATTAGCTTCTTGGGCTGCTTGGAAAGGAACTGAGAAGAGACATTCCGGGACATCGTATCCCAGTCGCCCTCCTCTTTCAGCTTGTTAATCGGTGAGAGGTGCTCTTTGCCGTCATCGCCGATGTACATGCTCTGGCCGTTGGCCTTGATGGCCGCGCCAAACGGGTTGTCAGGATCAGTTTTTGCTTCCTTGAGAACCTTCATCTTGGGCGTACCGGAAGGCTTATTGGTGTTAAACATCACGTCCACACCATCCGGCAGATCATCCGAATAGACAGCCATGCCCTTCAGATAATGGTCACCGTCAACGAGGATACGAACCTGTGCATAATGGCTCTTGCCGAGGTCAAGGTCAGGCACACCACGGCGAATCTCCATAACACCGTCTTTGTCCAGACCGCCTTCATCGCCATAGCGAATCGCAACACGACTGGAGTCCAGACTAGAGGGGCGCTGAAGCTTCGTGAAGGTCTCACCGCCATCATCGGAGTGGTAATCGCCCAGCGAATCAATCTGATCCTGATGCTGATAAGCATACTTCTGGTCGAACTCCGGCTTTGCGAGAACCGTGATGTTCGTCTGCTGACGGACATTGGTCGGCTGTCTGATGCCAACGCCATAGCGCTGATAACCATATTCTGCTTCCAAAATATAAGCAGCCTCGTCCAGCTTACTTTCCGACACTCCGAGGACCTGATTTGCGCCCTCAGAAATATCAATCATGCCCTTCTTATCGACCTCTTCTTTCAAAGTCGCGGCAATCTTCTCAGCCTGGCTGGCCTTTTCGCCAATGGCATTATTGTACTTGGACCGCACACTGGACTCGCTCATGCCGAGCTTGTCACCAATTTCCTTCCAGCCCAGACCGTCATCCTTCAGCGCACGAATCTGATCATACTCCAATGCCTTACGATCGTGGCCTGCTTTCTGACGTGCAGTGCGGAACTCGGTCAGGCCCATCTTATACTCGTCAGGGAGAGAATTGTTGATGGTCTCCAGAATCTCTTTCTCCGAGAGGCCCTTCTTTTTGAGTTCCTCTACACGAGACAGGAAATCGCCGGAATGCTGATACGGATTGTCGCCGGAACCCCAAGGATAGCGACCAGAATGCCGTTTGGTACCATAGTGCTCCAGGATATTGCTTTCGGAAGCAATGCCAAAATAAGAACGGAGGTCTTTTTCAATCGGATTCATGCTGCCACTCCTAACAAAATATCAGTGATGATCGGGTCGAACTCTTTGATTTTAGCGATGATGGGACTGATTTCCTCTTCAGTGGGGTTCTCGACCCAAACTTCATCGTTCTGGTAGATACGGAGCTCTATCCGAATATCTTTCGGGTGGTATCCGTACTCCAGACAGAACAGAGCGGCATAAATATAGAGCTGCTCCATGTGTGCAGGAACAGCTCCGGTTTTTAAGTCGTGAATGCGAAGGAACCCATCGTTGAACGAAATGGCATCCGCAGTTCCATAGCAGTTGTCGCTGTAATACAGCACCTGCTCGGTATCCATGCGGAAACCAATGGCATCGTTCACGTAGGTATTAAGGGTTTTCTTGTTCTTCGGCAGTTTTTGCTTCAGATCAATGCACTCTGCTGCAAATGCGTGCAGCCGTGTTCCCCGTTCCTTCGCCTGGTAATTAAGAACTGCATTGGTCAATCTATCTGCGTCATAGTTCAACCAATGGTAGTTACTTGCTCCGAGGAGGGCATGTTTCCCCGTGAGCCTCGAATGATCTCGCCAGTTCATTAAGAACTTCCTCCTTGTTTTCGGGATAGATAAAGGCCGCAAAACTCATCTCGTCCATCTGCTGAACGTAATAGTCCTGATTTGGACGATGAGATGCACTCGCTGACTTCTTGCCCTCCAATGCGCCCCATGTTGTGCCGTAGAGAACCAAGAGATCGGGGATTCCCTGAATCTCGTTTGGGTCAAGATGGACAACCATGCAGCCGGGAAAGCGTTCTTTCAGCTCCCTTATCAATCCTGTCTTGAATTTGTTTTCGAGCATGATGCAACCTCCAAAATAAGAGGAATAGTGCATCCTGAGACGCATTCTATTCCCCCCATAAAAGGGGATGTTTTTCTCGCGTGAGTTTTTAGGAAAAAATGTGAATTTTTAGGAATTTTCAGAGAAAAAGAAAAAGCCCCTGCGTTTTTAGCGCAGAGGCATAAAATGCAAATATCAATCTAACCATTCCGACTCAGGCTCAAGATTATCATCTGGATAACTGGCTTCTTCTGTCGGCGATGAGAGGATATCAATATCTTGATCTTCAATCTCATTACCGCATTGATTGCATTTCCAGATGTCGCCGCAATGTGCAAGCATCTTGTGGCACTCCCAGCACCAATGCTCACCGGTATCCTGATCATAACCTGGAGTGTGAATCACTCGATACTCAAATGAGCCATCCGGGTGTTTCAGCCATAATACTGGAAGACCAAGTTCTAGTGTGGTATAAGTCCAAACCTCATCGCCATTCGGAAGAACATCTCGCCCTTCAAAAGAGCGGTCGTGTTCGCGCCATTTTCTTGCCAGCTCATCCATGTAGCTCATGGTTTTCACCTCGTAGAATCAGAAGCGTTACGTTCGTACACTATGGTTCTATGATACACCCTTGGGCGCGCATTTACAAGTAAAAACTCGCTATGGCCAAAAACCCGTTTTTTATTCTCTATTACTATATATATTTTTTCATTTTTTTAAGTAAGTTAAAGAAAAAAGTGGGTTTTTGGCCAAACAGCATATTTTTAACGTATTTACGTTAAATTTTGTGGCCATTTTTATAAAAATTTTTGGCCACAAAGTGGGTTTTTGGCCAAAAAAATGTCACTTTTTTGGCGTTTTCTCGAAAATTCCCAAAAATTGCGAAAAATAAAATGGGCAGAAGTGGGCACTCAGAAAAATCCTTTTGAGCCTAGAAAGCAAATAATCATGATAATTGCAAATCCAACAGCTCCAATAATTACGGCTTTATTCTCTTCCTTTGACTGGTCTTTCCTCTTCCGTTCCTCAAACTCCATCTTCTTAAGCTCAAGTTCTTTCGCATCCTTGGACTCTTGGATCCGTGCTTCATCCACAAACCGATGCGTCTCCTGATAGTCATCGAGCCGAATCTTCGTCCCACAGAACTCACAGAACATGAAATCTCGGTTGTCATCTTTCACCGTAAGATCCGCACCACAGCCAGGGCATTTTACCGTCCGTGCCATAAAAGCACCTCCTATTCGTCATGTATCAAGGATATCATGTGCTCTGCCCATAGTCAAGTAAATCAAGGTGGCCTCACCCAAATAACATTTTTATCCAGTTTCATACCTTAATCCTCAATCTCAAACATCACATTCTCCGGTGAGATGATCGTATCGCACTTCTTACCCTTGAACCGAAACCTAACAAACTGGTTCGTCAAACCGGAAATTTTCTCAACCAGTCCATATTCACCACTAAAATTAGCCACGATCTTAGCCCACACTCACCTCCGTCATCAAACTTCTCCCTGCCGCATACAAGAATTTCTTCAGCGACAGCACCTTAATATCGTACGTACTCTTCAAATTCTCCAGCTCAATATTAACCCCACCAGAGCGATATTCCGCCATATCCAATGCATACCGCATCCGGCGATCCGCAACCCCAGGACTGCAATTGAACTTATCTGCCAGTGATGCCTCGATATCCCTCATGGACATAAATCGGTGCGAGTTCAAGTCATCGATGACCATCTCCACCGCTTCGCCCATCAGCTCCCCGCCGAAGGTCAGCATGGGAACTTTCAACTTAGCGAGAAAATCATACGTTCTTTGCTGCATTTCTTATCACCGCATCCTTTCCCACTCAGGTTTTCATAATAGCATTCGCTGCATGAACCAGATATGTGGTACCGTCAATCGTGATTTGCAGCTGATCGCCTTCGTAGTCAGTCCAGTTGTCCACTTTGCCTTGAACAATAGTTCCATCGGGCAACTTAATCTGTGCCCAGGAATAGGTAAATGTCGTATCAAACACCCTATAGTTTCCGCAACTGCATAGCCCGAGACAGCCAGCGAGCATCATCATACATGCAACGACGCAAATAATACGATTTTTCATAGTTAATCGCCTCAACCAAATATCATGTAAATCAAAAGCAAGAACCATCCTGTATATCTGATGATTCTCTGTTTTTCTTCGCCAATGTTCTCAGCAAAAGACATTCCAATTGCGATAGCTTGCAAAATAATGCTTGCGAGCAGCACAATTCGCATCACTTCACCATACTTCCTTTCCGTGTCTGGTCATCCGCAGGCCAGTACGTGTAAATATCATCGAACACCACTGGGATCTTCTTCTGGAGTTCCATCAGCAGCGGGCACATGAGCTCCCGCATCTGAGGATGTGCTGCCACAGGAGTACGCAGCTTGAAGATGTTGCGCCACTCACGGTAGTTGGCCGTCACCACGATCTCGGTCTTCAGGCACAGCGGCAGCACACAACGGGCCTGTTCGGGGCGCATGCCGAGTGCGATCATATCCTTATAAAGGATTTCCGCAGATTCGCAGGAATCAAGCCAAGTGCTGCCAGGCGTATATTCTGCGCTTTCACATTTCTTGTCAGTGTCGGTCACATCAATATAATACGGCCGAATAAAGCTCAGCTCCCCGCCAAACTTCTCCTTCGAGTAGTTGCAGTATCGTGTGCTTTCCTGCGCAAAGCTCGCAATGCGGTGCCGCACCAGCTCGTTGGCAATGGCCCGGTCACAGGTGAACAGCACGGACAGCTGCGAATGCTCCAGCATAGCCTCATGCCCCTGCTTCACCAGAAAGCCCACCAGTTTCTTTGCCGACTCACCATCCGGCGTGATCTTGTCCTCGCTCTTGTAGCAGACCCGGGCCACCCGCTCGATCTGCTGGAGCTCCTTAATGCCTCCCTCAGAAATATCAGTGAGGATTTCGTACTTAGGTTCAACGATTTTCATAATTAGTTCTCCTTTTCATCAATGAATCAATGATTTCAAGCTGCCGCAGGCTCTTTCCATTACCTCTTTGGGCCACCATGCTGATGCCAATATCCTCGATCGGGATAATGTATCCGAGATGAGCCAGTTGCTTATGGTCGCAAGTTTCCACCTTCGGACACTTCTGGCATTTAGGTGCAAGTATCGTAAGCGCTCCGAAGTCGTTGTTCATGTTGTCCACTCCGATATCATTTTGCACTCCCAATCCCCACAGATATCACCCGAAGCATGTTTCTTTGCAAACGCCATGCCCTTCTTGATAGCCTCCTGCTTATTTTCTGCTTTGACCACGAAACCCTGATGCCCGCCACCATTGTCGGTACATTCAAACCAAAATGTGTACTTCATATATCAGCCAGCCTTTCTCTATCAGGATCTCGCAAAATAGAATCCCAGTCTCTAATAAGTTTCCGTAAGCCATGATCATCTGCTATTGGGTTCATCGTTTCTTCATCATATTGCACTATGACACTGCCTGCTTTATCGCATCCAAATCCGCAATTCCGACACTGAATCTTATACTTGATTTCCAGGCTTGTCCCAGTGGTCGCTGTTCCGCATACAGTTGGCCTCACTTTTGAATAGCATACCGGACAACATCTCATATAAAATCCTCCAAAATCGAGTTAAGCAGAATCTCCAGCACCCGGTTTATGACCGCCACCACTCGATATGGCCACGGTTCTTTCGGTTCCACCCGGGCAGGTTTATCAGACTTTCTCAGCGCGCTATATGAACACCTGTCGAACTGCCAAATTGGAATAGCATTCTCCATGCACCATTCACAAGCATCTGCGTAGCTAATGCCACCATTCATGCAAAGCTCGACCACATCACGCAACGTAGCGTTCGGCTTGATCAGGATATCTTTTTGAAGCTCATAATCCTCAAAATACAAGTCCTCGCGTGACCCGTCAGCCCTGTGAATAACTTGCGCAAAGGGTTTGCCATCCGCATAAAGCGTCGTAACATCCTTATCAATGTCGATTCGAGGACAGTCGTACCTCCATATAGCCTCAACAACTTCTTCATAGTCAATCATATCGCACCTCACAGCAGAATCCGGAACAAAATGAACCAGATCACCTTCAGCGTGAACACAATAATGATCAGCCATGCGCAAATAACCAGCGTTGCCGCCAGAATATGACCCAGCATATGGCCGATCTTCTCCCAAATATCAGGTTTCTTCATCTCAATTCCTTTCTACACTCGATTTCATCTGCCGAAATATCGTAATCAAACGCCAATTCTGTTTTGGAAAAAATCTCTTTATCTTCTTCATCTGGTTCATTCCCGACGGGATATGCTAGTAATTCGATATTCTTGTAGTAGAACACCTTATAAAACGTCTTCACCCCACGCACCTCCTCGCCGCATCCAGACGGCTCTCCGCAGCGTTCAGCTCGAAGATAGCAGCCGTGATAAACTCCGGATCGCAGTTCTCAAAGTGGTTCCGGGCCACCTCAAGATCCCGCATGGCATCTTTCAGCGTGTTGACTGTCGAAATCATCGGCTCTGTCCAGAATATCTTTTTGACGAAATCAACGATTTTGCGCAACATTTCTACGCCTCCACATCTTCATAACCTGCCGAGCCGTGAGCCAGCCCTCGACATCATAATGATCAACAAGTGCTAACCCGCACACCTCAATTAAATGAGGAAACCCGTAAGTACACCATCCGCATACAGCATCCCACAGATATGCGCCGGATTTATCTCGAACTGTAATCTGATATCCACCATCATGCAGTGCTCCAGGACCGTAAACTTCAGGCTGGTTTTTATCATTCTCAGGAAATCTTCTTTCCATCGTATGCGTAATACCCGCTTTTGTAAGAAGATAATCCAACTTCTGCATCTCGGTCATGTGATTCCAAACCCGGAGTTTCCAGGTTTTCTTAGACATGTTTCTCATTTCTGCATTTCCTTTCGTCAGCCTCCATGGTCTTTGCGATTTTATGCTGAATATAAAGCACACAGCCAGCCTGACTATCACACCCGAATGAAGCCAATAATCCGGCAATAGCATTCAAAGAGTTCAAATCCTCTTCAGCAAATATCATTTAGCGTTCACCGTTCCTCCTGATACTCTACAATTTTAGATTTGAAATCAGTCATATACCTTATATTCCATATTGCTCACATGGGCGATGGTATCGTAGTTATCACCCTCAAAGCGAAACCTTGCCATACCGTTCGAGGTTAAATCAGAGAACTTTTCTAAATATCCGCTTCGTCCGGGCCAAGGGCGGATGATTTTCATGAAGACCTTATGGGTCGTGGCTTTTTCCTGGATTTCGTGCATTTGAATCGCTCCTTTTTTTTGTTACAGTTCAGAAAATAAAGAGCCGCAGATTTCTCCACGGCTCTATGCCCTTAGAACTCCTCAGCCAAATCATCCGGCATGAATTCCTGATTTTTTCTTGGTGTCGTCTTATTGATCATCGACAACTTCAGCTCAAGAAAGTATGCCTGTTCGTCAAGTGCTTTACGCTTAAGCTTGTTTAGTTCAAGCTCATACATAAGCTGCTTTTCCTTGGCATCCAATTCTTCTGTAGTATAATCCTCATAAGGCGAATTCATAAAATCCATAATAATAACCTCCAAGTATAATTTGTGAGTATTCGTCCTCCATAAAGGAAGCTGATTATTTCGCGCCTTCCTTAAACTTCAAAGGCTTCACCGTACCCTCCCGCGCACACTCCGTCAGGCACTCATGGCAGGGTTCATCCGTCTCCAGCACCTTGAAGCTCTTGCACTTCGGACAGTAGGTCGCATAGTCCACTTCGCGCATCCAGTTATTCATTGGTGAACTCCTTCCAATTTACTACGGTCACTTTCTTGCACTCCGGGCAGCGGAGCATCCATCTTAACATAGGTAAGTTAATATCTTGTTCAACGTCACGAAAAGCACGGCCATGCTCATCCGTTAGGGTTTTGCCGCATGTGCACATAATACACTTCAACGACTTTTTCTTTGCTTGAACCGCAAACCTATCATCCAACTCAGGATGCGTCGTCCGCTGATCCAGCGCCCGCAACAGATTCCAGCAGGCCGCGCGCAGGTGATCCTCATCGTCCATACCAACCATGTACTTTGCCATATGCCGAGCAGCGCTGTCCAGCAGCGAATGCAGCGGAATACCCTTGTCTGCGTTGTGCTCACCGTACTTTAAGGCACCTTCCTCACAGTGCTTACTGACCTCCATGATGCCGTACCAAGGCAGAAGGTCCATGCGCCCCTTCCCTGCGTGCATATCACGCTTTGCACCAGTTTCAAATACGGTGCGATCTCCAGAATCCTTAATCATTTCCTTTTCCTTCATGTGTAATAAACAGCATAAAGCTGGTTGTGTTCTTTTAGTCTATTGACAATTTGTTTGTTGATTTCAATATGCGCTCTTGGGGCGAACAGTTGTTCTGGAGCATTGATGTAACAGTATCTCTCGCTAAAAGGAATATGTTTTTCGCTTCGATCAACTAAGAAACGACCTGTAAAAACACCGTCATCTCTGATGCAGAGATATTTCCAAATAGCAGACAGTGGGCTGCTGTCGTAAGGAACAAACATTGCATTTTGCTCTCCAAAGTGCGTTACACGATGACAATTAGCATTGATAGCTTTGACAAGCTTCTTTCTGTTTTTCTTTGAAATATTACCCATTAGCAGAACCTCCTGATTCTTCCCTGCATAACCTTGTTGGGAATATCCAGCCACCGGATTTTGCACTTGTCCTTGTAGTCAGGACGCAGCTTCTGTAGAATCATCTTCAATGGCTGCCTCTTGATTTCTTCAAACAAGTCCATAAAACAAGCCGTCACTTTCTCGCTGCATTCCGCAATCGCGTTTAAGACATCTGCAAGTTTCTCAGAGATCGTCGCAGCAAACCTCAAAAAATCATAAATATCGCGCTTGGCACCGGTTTCAAACTCCGTGCGATCTCCAGAATCTCTAATCATTTGTTTTACCCTCCAATATTGGACTAATCATGTCTTGTGTTACAAATGAGAAATCGTCATCTTCTATTTCTAAATTCCACATGTTGATGATTAGAAGCAATGCCGCATCATCATCGAAAAGACGTGCAAGTTTATCTTCTCCCATTTTCTTGAGTCTGAAAGCAATTTGCTTGCTCTGCCTTGCGAAATGACATCTTGGATGGAAGAACTGTTCAGGACTTCTTATTGTTTGTCGAGCCTTTCTGCGGTTTACCGATCCTATGACCACATATTTAACCTTATCATCCAGCAAATATCCAAAGATTGTACCATCATGCCGAACCTCGATGTGATGCCAAATTGCAGACAATGGACTTTCAGGATTCGGAGTATACACTAATGCATCCTGCGTAACTCCCAACTTTTTCTTAAAGTGGTCACTTAAAAGAATCTTGTTAATCTTTTTCCGAGTCTTTTTCGATATGTTTCTCATCAGTGAACCTCCTCATTCTCCATAAAATTTCCTCTCGTTAAACGCTTTCTTCGAGTTCAGGGCTCTCGAAATTGCCAAATCAATACCGCTCCTACTCTTCAGATGGTAGTAGTACAGATCCTTGTACGGCGTATTCAGTCGGTCGATACGCCCCGAGGCCTGCCCCATGATCTTATAGGAGTAGTTCTGGCTGTAAAATATAATGGTGTCTGTCTTGATGCAGTTCCAGCCTTCAGCACCGGCATTGTACTGCACCAGATACACCCACCTGTCTCCTTCAGGAAGCGGCTGATGCTTGTGCCCGTTCCATTGTGCAACCTCGGTGTCCTTGCCATAGTCCAGACCCATCAGAATATCAAGCTCATAATCGAAATTATAGAAGATAATGACCCTAGGTCTGCCTTTACAAATATCCAGCACTTTTTCTTGTCGGCTTGCATCAGCGTTCACCAACTTCCGCAGCAGATAGCAGAACTCGCTGGCAGTCTCGATCGGCTTGTTCTCCCAGAGGTTCCACCGGTTCTTGCAGATCGACAGATACTTCACCTTGTCGTAATCCACAAATACATTCTCATGGTGTGAGACAGTCGGCCGCTCGAAGTCCATGTCAACCAGAATCCGTTCCCGCAGCCGTACCAAGCGCTGGGTGTTAAGATACCGGTCGATCTTCGGGTACTTCGTGCAGAATTGGCTGTATACCACATGCTGGTTGTTGAAGTCCGTTCTGTTTCGATAGAATCCATTGGCGATGAACACCGGGATATAATCCGTCCAGCAGTCCCCGGGGGTGGCGCTGAGCAGAATCCACTCGTTATTTTGCGTAATTTTGTAGAAAGATTTCACCCATGCGCCCTTTCCAACGACTCGCTGCTCGTCAAATATAAAGAACGCATTCTTTACACCAACGTACTTTCCGATATTATTCCAGGAATCCACCACGACCTTGTGCTCGTAAATATCATGCTCTGGATCTGTAGACATATAGAAATGGGCCAGTTCTTCGTCCCACTCTCCCGTATCCCGTTTCCGGGCAGTCGTGATGATGTAAAGATCCGGGGGCTCTGTCATACGAACATAATTTTCCGTGTTCACCTCCCCATCGTAAAGTTTGTAATAGAACGCCAAACTCGTTCTTGATTTTCCGCTTCCTACGCCTCCGCATAAGATGCAGCCGATTTTCATACGGTTGATCGCATCCAATTGGTAGTCGTAGAGCGTTACACCTGCCATCAGGTCGCTCACCTCATTTCCAACGTCACATAAATGTCACTTTTCTTGCAGTGATTCTCATAGGCCAGAAGCGAGATCGTCGCCTCTTCCTCATCTTCGCCCTCCCCTCTGACGGTATAAGCAAAGAGCTCTTTCCGGTGCTTTCTGAACACCTTCCAGAGCTCTTTTTTCTTAGTAAAGTCCGTGCTTTTTGCAGTAGGACGCATATTGCAAGCCCTCCTTATCTGCTTCGCGCATGATTTCTGACAGTGTGAGCTTTTTAGGCTTTTCTTCCGTCGTTGACATGTTACGCGGTACGGTGTCTCGACATTTATCGCAGTATAATCTTTTTGACGGAACCTGGTACATCATACCGCCGCATTTTTTGCAAGCCTTATCTACTCTGCGAAGTCCGCCCATAAATATCACACCTCCTCAGAACGACAGAAGTCCGTGTAATAAACCAGGTCGTAATCCAGCGGATGGTTGTTCCAGTCGTAGTTCTGCTCGTAATCAGCAATCTCATCACGCTTGTCGAGTTCGCGGCAAATATCATCGTTGTGCTCATAGAACCATTCCAGCGGAAGGTCGAACTTGTCGCACAGTTCCGGAATATCAAAGGCCCAGCAGCCATAGTTGGTGTTCTGTGTACCCTCCGAAACCATGTAATCGACGATCTCTTTTACTTTTTCTCTGCTCATAATCCTTACTCCTTCTGTTGTTCAATTATCAGGCTCTCTGGCCCGGTTGTGAGTCATGCGGGAATCGAACCCACCGTACAGCCCATGCTAATGACTCAAATAAAAGAGCCCCAGATTTCTCCAGGGCTCTCATGTGCTTATTCTTCAGGTGTACAATAGTCAACGTCGAGATGCGCTTTGCCTTCACTATCCGTATAGGTGACGAATTTTCTCGGCTGATGGAACATCTTCTCGTACTTCTCGACGAACTCCGGCAAAAGCTCACCGAAATCATCCTCCGTGAGGCCTACAATCAGGAATGTTCCAACGATAATATCAATGGGGATACCATAAGGGCCGTCGAGCGTCCGGTTGAGTTTCTCCATGCAATCATCATGCAGCTTTCCTTCTTCGTTGCAAATCAATGCCACCTCATCGTCCCACGGGTAAACAGCCTGAATCGGGCCTTCCACCTCTTTCTGGAGCGATTCCAGAGAGCAGTCAATGTCGATCACTTCAGGGTAATGCTTTGGGCGAACCCTCAGAACTTTCATACTGTCAACCTCCCAAATTGCACATCAAAAATATAAATCGAGCTGTTTCCTTAGAGCCGCCATTTGCGACGTGGGCACTCACCGACTGGGCATTCGACCAGGGACTGACCCCGGCACTCGAAATATCATTGATTAGTAACCAAAGCAGCTATACTTACGAGCCTCTTTCGCCCGTGCTTCGACGACATCCCGAGCCACATAGTTCAGGTTGATGGTGTAACTGGGAATGCCGTAAGTCTTTGCGGCCTGGTTCTCGATTGCACAACCACGGTACGCTTTCTCTTCATCGTAGATCCCGATAAAGTAATCGGCCTCCGACAGCATCTTAATGCTTTCGCTGAGACACCAAAGTGCCTGGTTCATGCCACTCGGAGGATCAGGAATATAGGTCTGGATCACCTCCAGCTCTTCGCCAAAGACTGCTTCTGCAATCCGGTGCATCTGCATCATGGTCCCACGGATCTGGGCTTCGGTACGGTCTTTCATCGGGCAGCTGATAAACAGTTTCTTCATATGCTTCACCTCAGAACGGAATTTCGGTGTGGTCGCTCGGCTCTGCCATGTCTGCTTCAGGAGCTGCAAACCGGGCATAGCGCTCTGCATACGGATCAGCATCCGCATCCTGCTCCACATACATCACATCCACATACAGGCTGTACTCGCCGGGTGCATTCCGCTTCTCGACAAGGTTTGCCTGGAGACAGACGTTCTTGACCCGGATAAAGTCCAGCTGGCTGATCGTGTCCGTGTTGCAGAGCAGGCGCTTGCCGGAGGTGGTGACCCAGTAGATATGCGGGGGCCACTTGGAATCCATGTTGATCGTCACCGGCACAAAGTAGGTCGGAACGAACGGCTCGTCGTAGGTGCGCTCAGGATTCGGATTGGTCTGACGAACCTTCACGCCGAGATCCATGAGGTGATTCACCAGCTCCATGGTCGGGATCACCACGTTGACGCGGCGCTTGTCCGAGCCAAAGCGGTCACGGCTGGGATCACCGCTGAAGTTGGTAGTAAAGATGAAACGGGTGTCGTCGATATTGACTTTCTGGCGCTTGGTGTACATAAATATCAGTCTCCTTTTTACTTGTTGATTTCGAGTTCCAGCATGGAAAGCGCGGCAGACACTCGGCCCATCTCAGACAGAAAATTCGCAGGATTGCCTTTTGCTGCCGCCTCCAAAGCTGTTTCGTAGCTCTTCTTCGCCTGAGCGATGTACTTCTTGAGCGCATCATTCTCGACAGAAGAGTTTTCCGTATAGGGCTTACCAGGATACTTCTTCCCGCTCTTCTCGACCCAATTCTGGATCTCCTTGTAATAGCTGCCCTTGTTACCACCGCAACGCTTTGCAATTGCCATAGCCAGCCCCTTCTCCGAGTCGAAAACATCCTTCTCGCTGCACTTCACAACGGTCTTGGAACCATCCGACCAGTAAACGATCGTGGCCGGAGGAGCAAAGATAACGTCTTTGATGGCTGCTGTGTTCGTAGCAGAAGCCGTCTTCTTACCCTCACGCCGAGGATAGAGCGCGCCAGAACGGATACGCCAATTGCCGTCTCGATCAGAGGTCAGATCACACGGGCCAAATGCGAGTTCGTGACCAGTAGAAAGAATCACCGTCATCAGGTCGTCGTGCAGATCCTTCTCGATGGTTCTGATATAGCCAATCAGCTGTCCTTTGGAATCGTATAGTTTGTTCGTCATAAAATATCACCTCACGTCAAAATTTCTTGCTGCTTCTTCCTGCGCATCGCTCCAGGGAAGATCCGGTGCTGTCCAGGGAGCAACACCATCATCGCCAACGAACCAGTTGAAGTCACCGTACTTGGAGATCTCCTCAACTGCCTCATCGACTTCCCGGTTGAAATATCTTTTGTCGATATCCTCCTGCATCTGAAGCTGATAGACCGCCTCGCTTTCCAGCCAGCGGTAATCCTTTGCTCCGGTCACAGAAGCGTATTTCCGTTCACCGGTATCCGTCAGGCCCGCTTCCCGCAGCAGCAGAGCGCCGCCCTTTCCCGGCATGATCGGGCAGAACTGTCCCACGCGTCCCACAAAAATATAATTGTGTTCGCCTTCAGGCAGGTCCTCGTTCTTGTCGAGATAGATAGCGCCCTTGGAAACGGTCTTTGTCTCACAGAGGTCAGTGAACTCGATCTTCTCCTTGGAGAACAGGGTCTTGAACACATACGGCACCTGGAACTGGGTGCCCGTCGCCGTCCATTCGCCGCCTTCGTCCTTGCAGTCGCCCGGGGTATAACCGTAAAGCGCCTCACAGCGGTCCGCAGTCATGTACTTTGCAATATAAACGGCATTGTTCACCAGGCACATCCGCCCATAGGTCGCCTCATGCTCGAACGTATAGCCGTACTTTTTTGCAAAATCCATGCAGTACGCAATGATTTCCGGGGTCGCATCGGGGATCTTGATCGAATCCGTTTTGATATGCGCGACCTTAAAGCCGCGCTGCTGCACTTCGTCCTGCAAAGTGCGCATAAATAAAGCCCCTCGAAGCGCCACAATGTTGTTGACGTTCTTGGGGTTGCGGAACGGGTTGTCGAAGCTTGCACTGGTCAACCCGTAAACTGAGTTGATTGCGATCTTCAACGCCTGCGCCAGAGCCTTTGCCTGCTGCGGATCATCGAGGTACTTTGCCAGTTTGCCGCCAAAGAGCCCCTTTGCCTTCTCGTACTCGCCGTGCTTGACGTAGATTCGTACATCCATCAGGTCGTTGAAATGCTTGGTGTACTCACCAAAGTAGTTCATGGCAACAGCCGAATGCGGATGCAGCGACGCAACGTCCAGCAGGGCTACGTTCGTGTACATCCCGGGCTCAGCGTAGACATAACCACCCATGCCCAGGTCCGTGCCCCGGAACATGTTGTGGTACTTGCCGTCCTCGCCCTTGGCCCACTCGTAACCGGGAAAGGCATTGATGATGTTGCAGTCGGTCAAAATATCAGGCTCGACTTCCACGATCGCATCGGATTTTCCCGTAGCAAGGTCGGTGTAGACCAGCCGGGGGTGCTTTTCCTTGCCGAAAATAATGCGTGTTGTCAGCGAGTTTGTCGTGTCGTTCACCGTCATGCCGGCAAGGTCTGCCAGGATCTCACGTGCCACAAAGTCTGCCTGACGCTTTTTCGAGTAGAACAGGGTCTCGGTCGCGATCACGTCGTTGTCGCAATACTCGGCTACCTTGTCCCACAGGCTCTTCGGCACCGGCTGATCCCACGGAAGTCCCAGCTCCTGATGGTGGATCCCTAACTCGATTTCAAACTTCTTAAGGCTCTGTTTTTTCGACGAGAAGTCGTAAATATCAGTGTAGGACAGGTTGTACGCCTCACCAAAGAAGCCCGTGTGCTCGTTGATGATCCGGTTGGACAGCGCATAGATCTGCTCCACCGACATCCCGATCATGCGGGCCCAGAGGATATGGTTGTCGTACTTGCGGTTGTTGAAGCCGACCAGCCGATACTTTGTCAGGCTCTCGATCTCCTCCGGCGTAGGATTTACCATGCGGTGTACAGGCTCCTGCTTGGCAAACTTCCAGTTCACGAGCAGCAGATTCGGGAACACCTCCACGTCGAAAAATATCAATGGCGTTTTCTCCCCCACAGGGGCCTCCCGCTGAATATCATCCTTCGACTTGAAGTGCATCTTCGCCACGATCTTCAGGCAGGTGTCCGCCTGGTTCGTGCTGCTGGCAGCAAAGCCCAGGATCGCATTCCGCATGTCGTCCACGTTGTAAACGACATTGCCCTCGTAGGCTTCGTCCATGATGTGCGCAATAAAGTCAATGCTGGGCTTCGTATAGGGGCTGATCTCTTTGGCAAGGGCTTTCTTGATGAGGATACGCAGGTGCCGCTCATCCTGGATCTGCTTTGTATCAACCATTTTCGTTTCTCCCTTCAGTGGCAGGCCGCTGCTGATGGTCGCAACCGGAATATCATTGCATTTCGACAGTTTTCTCCGCAGAGAGGACTTCCCCGTGAACACCTTGACCTCGATATTCTCGTCGTAGATCCTGCTCAGCTTCGTTGCATCGCCGGTGTAAATATAATGCAGGTGGATGCCCGCACCAGATTTGCTCAGCTCCGCATAGGTCTGGGGCCATTTGGAGGCAGCTTCCAGGTTGCGCTCGAAGTTCTTTTTTCCATCCGGCCCGGGAATATCAAAGTCGATGACAATGTGATTCTCCGGAACTTTCACGTAGTGCAGTCTCGAAGCATCCAGTTCGGCCAATTTTGACTCGACATTCTCCCATTTTCGCATCGGAATGCCATCGTCTGTCGCATACTGTGCAGGGCAGTCCTTGCAAATATCATTAAAGAGAGAATGCTGCTCCTTGAACTCGATCCATGACGTTTCCGGCTCGGCAGTGGGTTCTTCTGCCTTCACAGGTTCGTCAAGGAACTCTTTGAATTTCTCCGCTTTGAAGCCGCTGTAGTAGCTCCGCACCCGCTCGCCATTCACGGTCTCCGCGCGTTCCTTGTACTCCTCGAAGTAGTTCATCAATTCTTCCCGGAACGCACGGCGCGAATATGGGTACGCCACCTTAGCCTCGTCATTGTAGGTGTTGTACATCGCCCAGGCCCGCTTCAGGGATACACCGTCCTCCTTCTTGAAAATATAAAAGGAATCCAGCATAAAGTTGTAAAAGTCGTTCGATGCACCCAGCATACGGGTCGGAATATAATCATCGTAGAGATGCTTGTTCTGCTCGTATACTTCCTTGCAGTGCCATGCGATGCCTCCCAGCTCAAAGTCCACCTTCGCTACAAGGTCACGGTACTTTTTTGCAGGGATCTTTTCGCCGGTAGGTTCCACATCGATCAGTCGTCGGATCAGTCCCGATTTTGCATCCGTGATCTTAACGGGCTTGTTGGTGCCCAGAAACATGAAACACTTGAACTGGCTGGAATACTGGCTGCGGAACTTCTCGTTCACCAGCATGGTTTCGTGGGATACCAGCGAGTTCAGCCGGGTGTTGTCCTCGATGCGGGAAAGGTCACCGTCGTGCTGGATCGCGATCAGTGGGTTCGATTTGAACGCCTCCAGCGCAAACGCATTGGACGATGACCCCAGCACCTTGGAGTCGAACACCGACCAGTACCCGTCGAAAAGTTTCTGGACGATGTTCAACACGGTCGATTTGCCGCTGCCGGGTGGACCATAGAGCACGAGGAACTTCTGGATCTTGCGGGAATCGCCGTTCACGATCGCGCCAACCGCCCATTCGATCTTCTTCCGCTCCTCGGGAGAATATAAGTTAGTCATCAGCTCGTCGTAGGCGCTGATGTTCCCCTCCTCCAGAAGATACGGAAGCCGCTTCGACGCATAGCTTTCCTTCTTGACCGGGGTGTTCGCAAATATCAATGTATCGTCAAGGGTGTGGTAGTTGTCCCGCATCTGACGCTGACAGTATTTGTGCCAGTTGTCGATCATCCCACTCTCCGCGTCCCACATGTGCAGAACACGGTAGCTGTCATTAAAGACCTGCTTGTGTTCCTCCGCGTAAATATCCAGCGCGCGGTCAATCATCTGGAGCGCATCCTGTTCGTCCGTGCTCCAAAGCCCCCGCTCTTCCATCCAGACCGCGTAAAAATCAGAACCCCGGATCATCAGGTCTTTCGACTTTTTGATGATGAATTTGGGATAAATTTCGATTGTCCCGCGTTTTCCCGTCCGCGTTGCAATCATCAGGAAATCAATCATTTGTAACTGACTTCCTCCTTTCTCCGAGGTTTTTATACGTCTTTCTCTTTCTGGAGGGTCATCTGGGCCAGTGCTGCCTCTGCCTCACGGGCACGCTCATCGGCTTCCTTACGCTGCTTTTCCGCCTCGTTCACCATCTTGCAGGAAACAAAGCCGAACCACAGCAGACCAGCGATGAGAATGTTCTTCCGGATGCACTTGCCCTTCATGCGGCGAATGGTGTGATTGGCCACCTCCAGTGCAGCCTTGCTGTTGCTCAGGTCGATCAAAATATCAGTCAGTTCCATTGTCAATTTTCCTCCAGTAATTCGGGTCAGCCAGGATCAGCCGACCAATGTTATTCTCGTCTCGACACGCTGTGATTCGCAGCATCACATGGGAATCGTCGAGTATCTTCTCAACAAATCCTTCCATAGGGATGCAGATTTTTGATTCATATGTCATCAAACCTCATTCTCATTCAGCCAGCTCATCAACTGGTACCAAATATCAATGGTACGCATGTCGATGGACGTACGGGTAATCGTAAAGAGACCGCCAGCCCCGTTCGGCTGGTAGTCCCGATCCATAAACCGGGCCAGGATCGGTTCTGCGCGCTCTTCGCTGAAACGGGTGTCGTCCATGGCAGCCAGGCCCAGACTGACGACCATGCTCCAGAACCACTGCCCCACGCGGTTGCCCATGCTGCGGTCTTCCATGATGTGCTCCTCGATGCGAATCGCCAGCGCAACCATCATCTCCAGCATAGAGCAGGGTACGCCCTGAAATACCGCATCGATCTTCCCGTACGGAATATTATTCTCCGATGCAAAGCGGTACCGCAGGTTGATGCCGTCCGTTGCCCGGCAGACATCCATTTCGCACGCCGGAATATAATCCCGGTTAAAAAGATACATCAGTAAGCGGTGAAAGCTGAGGTTCCGGGGTTCCCATTCGCCGCAGACGATCTTGTAGAGCCAGTCATAATACTGCTCCGTCTCCCTCATAAAGTTCATTCATCCTCCTCATCGTCGTGATTGCCGGGCCAGTTCTCCCGAACCCGGAGAATCTCGTAGTCCTTGTGGTAGTTGTGGTTACGGACATGAACAGCGCTCGGTGCGAACTCGCCAATGCGGTCCAGTGCCTCGTTGCCGATGATCTTCGGAATATCATCGTCGTCCACGGGCTGATCCTCCGTGTCGAACACCAGCGTTCCGTCCGCGTAGTAAGTCAGAAAGGAAGTCTCGTAGTCGTCCAGCTCACCAAACTGATCCGGCTCAATGACTTCGATGGCCTCATGTGCCACTACATCTTCCGGGTCAGATTCGGTACGGTACTTCCCGGCCAGCTGTTCAAAGCTCTTCTGGGTCGCCCTTTCTTCGATGGTCTTGTCCATATCGGCTTCCTTCTGCCGCAGATTCTCACGCTCGGCCTCGTACTTTTTGCCGTAATAGGTCTCGTATTTCTTCTCGAAAACGGTGTGCATCACAAGGGCACCTGCCCCAAAGCCCGCTGCAAAGAGCAAAATATCACGCACGGTCTTGTTCATTGTCGATGTCTCCTTTGATCGTCATCATGGTAAACGCCAATCCGCCAAAGAAAAGGGAGACACTCATCAGAATGCCTCCCACCATGTGGCGCTTGCGTTTGGTATCGGTCAGATAGTCCAGAAACAGGAAAGTGCTTTCCAAAGTTTCCATCGTTCCACCTCACTCAGAAAGAACCGCCAGACCAGAGACAAAGCAGACTCCGGCCATGGCAGCAAACAGGTAAGACAGTCTCTTAACGAATCTGGTCATAGCGTATTCCTCCAAAATATCAGGCTCAGATCTTGTCGATGATGGGACCGTCGCAGTTAAAGCGCAGCATCACGCTCCGCTCTCCACCACTGATAAAGCTGTTCAGCGCGTCGTCTCCCTCCACGTAGTTCGTCACACCAAAATCCACGTGGCTCTGCCGGGTCGGATCGTTCGGGTCATAGATCCAGCCCACGATCTGGCCTTCCGGGGTCTTCAGGGTCACACCTCCGTGGGTACCCAGAGATGCCAGAACGTCGTTCAGGAAAAGGTGCCCCTGGGTGCGCAGACGCTTGTTTGCTGCCTGCTCCATCAGGAACAGGTAGTTGCGGTTCAGCATGTTGTCGGGCTGCCAGGTGTCCACGGTCTCGTCAAAGATGCAGGTATAGGGGCTGGTGTGCTGCATGGCGATGTCCTTGTACTCCTTGATGGTCTCCTCCACGCCCTGCTCGTTGGTGCGCTTGCTCTCGAGCTCCACAGCCTTGATGTTGTGCTCCAGCTCCTCCTGCACACGGCTGCCAAAGCGGTCAGATACACGGCTCTTGTATTCCTCAAAGGCCTTGTCCAGAGCAATATAAGCCGCAGTCAGGCTCGCGTTGCGCTTGGACATGATGTGGTGGGAACCGAACATGCAGCCCAGAGATACCGCACCCAGGGTGACCGCAGGCGCATACACCTTTGCCAGCTTCAGGCCGGTCTGGACGTAGGTGGTCGTAATATCGCTCTTGTAATCCTTCTCGGTGTAGGTCTCGCCATCGCTCAGCTGGATCTCACCGCTCTCGATCTGCTTCTTGGCCGTGTGGATGCTCTCAACCTGAGCATAGTGCTCGGTCATAATATCCTGTGCCTTGATGGTCGCCTTGCAGGCCAGCACGGTAGCAGTCACACCACCAATGGCAGCGCCAACGATCATAATGGTGGGGCTTGCCTTTTTCAGCTTGTAGCCACACTTAGATGCAGCACGGGTCATCTTTTCCACGATTTCGGTTTTGTCGATCTTTTTCAGGAACTTCATAAATATCAATCCTTTCTTTATTGTTCAGCGCAGCGGTACAGGGCGAGGCAGCATCAGACGATATCCGCCCGGGATGCCCTTGATGAACGCCCCGTCAAGGTTGTACCAGCCGTAATTGTAATCGGTGCTCTCGTTGGAAACGCCCATCAGATCCCACAGGTCACCCACAGAAACCTGACCGTACTGGCGAATCGCATCATACATCTGGGAAAGTGTGTCGTCTGCATCCGCACGGAACTCAAAGTCCAGGTTCTGCAAGCTGCGTCCTACGGCCCGGTTCGGATTTCCCTGCCGGTTGCCGGAGCCTCCCTGATAGTAGGTGTCATAGCTGTTCCGCTGCGTGCGGGAGCCGGAGTAGTTGCTCGAAGAGCCGCGGGAACGGTCCTCGCCAAACAGTGCAATGCTGACCGCAGAGTTAAAAATACTCCACAGACCGTTCTTCAGCATGGGCAGCAGATAGTCCACCACGATGCGGTTCTTCACGGTCTTGAGGTCCTCGGCCAGGAACTCGTTAGCAATCTTCTGGATATCGTTCTGCTCCTTGAGGGTCACTTTTCCCTTGACGACCTTCTGGAACTTCTTCTGAGGCTCTGTGGCAGGCTGCTGTCCGATGCTGCTCTTCGGCATGTTTACTTGTGCCATGTTGTCATCCTTTCAAAAAAACAAAAAAGTAAGAGCCGCAGATTTCTCCACGGCTCTCACCTTACCTAACATTACTTCTCTTCACAAGTTTCCTCGTCAGAAGTCACATCTTTCGACTCGACATCAATGACCTCGTTTTTCTTTGCCTTCTTGCTTGCAATCTTCTCCTTGATGTGCTTAAATCCCTTCTTTACCAGCGGAACGCCATACTTCACGCCAACAGCAACGACAAGCACCACACCAGTGCCAACCTTGACAATCGTGCCAAAGTCAACCCCGGAGTTGCTTTCGCAGTCGTCGTTATAAGTAGGGTTCTCTGCCTCAGCAGGAACAACACTCTCAACAGGAGCGACCTCCACAGAAGCCTCGTTCTCCATAGTCACATTATTCATTTCGTCCATTTTTGTTACCTCTTTCTTAAATATAAGTTTATAATGTCGGAGTATTACCTCCATAAAGGAAGCTGAATTTTTCGCGCCTGGTCAAATATCAATAGCCGCCCAGCCACTTCGGAGGCGTGTGATACTCCAGCGTCAGACAGGGCATCCCGTCCTCGTCCAGCCGGGACGCATAGAAAATATCAACGTTAAGCCCCGAATCCGTGTCCCAGCCCAGCAGGTCGCCGTTGACGCAGTGGTCGATGCCCAGATAGTCGAACAGATCATTCTCGCTCACCCGGAAGTCACTGAGCAGCTGTTTGTTGACCCCATTGACGGCCTTTTCGATCATGGCCTTGGTCGTCCAGAAGTAGGTGTTGGTCAGGCTTTCCCAGCACTTCACCCGCTGGTCGTAGGAAACATCGGTCGTGGCAAGGTTCTTGGCAGGCTGGATGGTTGCCGGTTCGGGGCACTTGGCCATCTTTTCCAGCGCAATGGTCTCCCGGATCTCCTGTTCCTTCTCGGGGCCGATGGCCTCCAGCACCTTGTCCTGATAGGTCTTGAGCGCGCTCTCAGAAAGGGTGCACGCCGCGGCCAGTGCAGCATTCCGCCGCTCGTCCACATGAACTGCACCAATGACGCAGCCCGCAGACAGCACCATGCTCAGCGCAGTTGGCACGTACACCGGGCCAGCCGTCTTGACAATGGTCTTCACGTCCAGCTTTTCCACGCCCAGCTCCTGCTTTTTCTCGTCCAGCAGGATCATGGCCTTGGGGGTCGCGGTCACAGCGAAATAGACCGCCGTGATGCTTCCCGTGATCGCCAGACCACCAAGAATCTTGGATGCATTCTTGCCTGCGCTTCTGCGCACTGCCTTTGCAAATGTTTTCAGGTTCATCTTTGTACCTCCAAAAATTTATAAAAAGAAAGAGCCTACGATTTCTCGTAAGCTCTCGCCTTTCAGATATGTCCGTGCTGCTTCAAATTCTCGAAGCGAATTTCCGTTTCACGCTGATCATCGCGTTCCAGTTGGATCTGGTAACGGATATACTCGTACAGTCTGGTCGGCTGCTTCTTCAGATAGTGATACAGCCCTGTAAAGCCGTATCCCACTGAACGTGCAACTGCCTTCAGTACGCGTACCATTGCCTTGTCCATCTTTGCATAATAGTCGTGATCGTACATAAATATCAATCTCCTTTGTTTGTCAGTTTGGATATCTCTTCCATAAGGGAGACTGTATTTTTCGCGTTTACAGGTTCTTTTCTGCAAGCTGACGCTGAACTTCCTCCCGCACCATGTCCTGCATTTCCTCTTCGCTGCGCTGCTCCTCAATCAGGTCGTGGCCAAAGCTCAGGATCGCGCTTGCAGCCATCATGGCTACGGATGCAACTTTCCACCAATTGATCTTCTTCATAAAATATCAGTCTCCTTTTCAAAATTCAAAATGGTTCCCGTCTGGTCGGGTCGTAATCCAGATACTCTTTGATCGGCTCCTGGAATGCTGTCACATAGTACACTTCCAGTCCATCATCCGTTGTCTGCCGGGCATAGTTGAAGTCGATCCAGTAATATTCCCACTCGTTGCTCAGATACTCCGTGCACCAGCCCAGCATATCTCCTTCCGGTGTAAAGTCCAGTCCGGGCAGGAAGGAGTAGAAGTCATTCAGCGAGACTTCTCCATTCAACGCAAAGTTCCGGTTCACGTTGTAGAAGGCATCCATCAGCTCCGTTTCCGTTGCATGGAAATATCTTTTTGAGATAGGCTCGTAGCAGAGCAGCTTTTCTTCGTCTGTGCCTGCCGGGGCGGGGGTCTCCAGAACATCCTGCGTGTCCTTGTAAATATCTTTTTCTTCTTCCACGCCGATCTGCTCCGCCACCTGCCTGCGATACTCCTGATAGGTCTTTCCCAGTGCCATGTACGCCGCGGTCAGGCCTGCGATCTGCTTTTTGTTCAGCGCGTTTGAGCCCAGGATGCAGGCAATGGTACCGCCGCCAAGAATCGCAGCCGGAACGTATGCTTTCCAGCACATCAGAACAATTTGTTTCTTTGTCGGAGGCTCTTCTGTCACGCCAAACTCGTCTTCGTTGAATTTTGTCAGCTCCTTGTCAACTTCAAGTATGTGCTGTGCCTTCGTTGTCGCCCGCCCGGTCTCGATGGCCGTTGCTACCACGCCTACAGATGCAGCCACTGCCAGAATAGTTCCGCCGTGCTTGCGCAGGAATTTCGCGCATGTTTTCGTCAGTTTCATTGTTCAACCTCCATTTTGAAAAATAAAAGAGCCTACGATTTCTCGTAAGCTCTCGATTTGGTTAGCGCTTCAAATACCTTTTAGCCTGATTCGTTCTCAGGAATTCATACAGCTTCCGTTCCCAATTCGGACTCCGGTCCTTCATAGCGTTATCGAGTGCATCTGCCGCCAAATCTTCATTGCGCATCATAAGTCGTCTCCACATGATAGCAATGAAGTCAACGCAGGACAATTCGGTAATGCCATAAAACGCCACTGCGCCCAAAGCAACTTTCACCAATGTCTTCATAATTTCGTACCTCCAAAATATAATTCTGAGACTAACCATCTCATAAAGCACTATGAACATTTCGCGTCACAACACTCCGGCCTGCTTCAACAGTTCCATCAGCTGCGGCTTGGTCATCTCTGCATCCACTACAAGATGAATCTTCAATTTCTGCTCTTTTTCGCTCCAGTTCGCTTGAACCTCGCCCAACTGCACTTCTGTGCCGGGCAACTGCTTTTTCAGTATCTTGTTGATAACCTGCGAGATGATGCGGCGCAAAAAACTCGACCGGATCAGCATAATGTCCTCCATAATCGTTCAACCTCCAAAAATAAAAATGAAAAAAGAGAGTGGAGATCGAATCCACACCTCCACAATGAAGTGGCGCTCTACCATTTGAGCTATCTCTTCCATAAGGGAACATGAATTTTTCGCGTTTGGGCAAAAGAAAAGAGCCTACGATTTCTCGTAAGCTCTTCGGTAAAATATCATTTTCTAATATAATCCCTTGCATCCGGGCACCGTTTCGCGCATTCCGGATAATGAGGATCACCACACTTATTGCAATACATGGAGTGCCGCCCAAGATCAGGGATCTCTTCATCGAACTCCTTTATAACCGTAGTCCACGAACCATCTTTCTGTTTCACCGGGCAACTCATTCTTGAATGCACCAACATTTGTATCGCCTCCTTGCGCTCAGTATATCACAGTCCGGCAAAAAGCAAAAGACCATGTTTCAGATCTTTTGCTCTTGGGATGGTGCTTAGGAAATTTGGATTCGATAGCGTGCATCCAACTCGTCAAATTGTTCCATCTCTGTGATCGTGATATGGAATTCAATCCGCATCTTGCTGTTTAGTACAGTTTCAACGTGTCCTTGAATCCCATTCGCGTACAGCATACGCAAACAGATTCCGAGTTGGCGATCGCTCTTCGCCAGAAAATAATCCATAAGCTCACCTCCTCATAAAAGAGGAAGAAACTTTCGCGCCTAGATCAAACTCCGGTCAAACACGGTTTCCCAGCGTTCTTTCTTGAGGGGCTTCATGCGCAGTGCCCACATGATCTGCCGTACGGTCACAGTCGGATACTCGCCCTTTGCGTTTTTCTTCTTGGCATGGCTGTCAAAATATTGCCGGAACCCTTCATGCAGGTAGATCTTGTCGGTCAGCCAGGGGTCAATGGTGCTCCAGTAAGTAGCCTTGGTTTCCTCGTTGTACCGCTGCTGGATCACACACAGGCCTTTTCCCTGTTCCCGGTAGAGCGTGCAGACACGGTACACCGGGTGATTGCATCGGTAAACGCTCCCGTAGTAGCTCGTCCACTCTTTTGGCGGTATGTCGTGATATCTCATAAAAAATAAAGAGAGTCCGCAGCTTTCGCCACGAACCCTCTCGGTTCCTCCTTTACTTTCTGTCCGTAAAGCCTCTCTTGATCTCATGGAGACCATCGTTCATTGCTCTGGAAAGCGGCGCTACACCGCCAGCCTCGCAGATCGACCAGTATACCGTCGTACCAATCGTTCCCAGAAACGTCAGGCAGCTGATGCCAAACTTTGCCCACTCAATGCGCTGTGCCTTCGCAGCCTTCTCCTGATCGTTGATGACCTCCTGGCCCTTCCGCAGTTCCTCATCCTCTTTCAGGTTCTGGTTGCTCTCCTGCTCGTCGCTCTTGAGCTGCATGTCGTACAGCTGCAATGCCATCTTCGCCGTGTTTGTGTACTCTTCCGTACCCGGTTTCAAGTCCTTGAGACTCTCCAGCGATTGCTTTGCCGCTTCCTTCAGCAATTCTTTGTTTTCGTAGTTTTCCATTTTGATTTTCTCCTTTACAAAGTAATTAGAGTTTCCTCCATTAAGCACCATGTTTTTCTCGCGTCAGGTCCAGTTTGTGCACCCGCAGCATGATGTACTTGTCGCCTTCAAAATTCTTCACCTCCTCATCCAGGCTCAGGCTCAGGTAGGGCCAGTCGGGAGAATCTTCCTCGCCGATCAGTAGCTCACCCACTTCGCAAATATCACGGTAATGGAACCAGCGGTAGAGCGCCATCCCGAAGAGCAGCCCCAGAACGATGGCAACGAATAGCACAGTATAGTAGATGTACAGCATTTTGAAAATCTCCTTTTAATAATGTAGTGGATAAAACGGTCTTCTGCGTGATGAAAAAAAAATAAAAGAGCCTACGATTTCTCGTAAGCTCTCTACGCCTTAGATGTCGTTGCGAATCAGAAACAGGTCATTTCTGCTTCGAGTTGCTCTCACAATTCCGTTCGCACGGAGCAACGCGATCGCATTGGCATAAGCCGAACGTGCATTCTTAGCATTCTTGTACTCGTCCGTATTCACATACATAACTTTCTGATTGCTTTCGATAAACACGCGGACCTTGTCCATTGCGTTCACATAGCCTCTGTCGTAATTTGTTTTTACTCGGTAGCCCATAGTTTCAATCTCCTTTATTCATATTCGGAAGACATCCTTCCATAAAGCACAAGGAAAATTTCGCGCTGCTTCGTTACGGCCTATTCTAAAATAGAAAAAGAAAAGAGCGCATGTTTCCATACGCCCGTTTTCCGGTCAGAATCCATCAGCGGATACCACACCGAACATCATTCAGCATGAGGAGTTCTTCGCCCTCATTCCAGCCTGCATACTTGTCGTTATACGACTCGTTAACTACGGCCATAATAGAGTTCATCATTTCCTCAAAACCATTCACAATATTCTTCAGCATAGTAAATACCTCCTAAAATTGTTTATTTCTTTCCATAATAGAAGGTGAATTTTTCGCGTCCAGATAAAAAGAAAGAGCCGCAGATTTCTCCACGGTTCTCGCCTTTATTAAACGATGTAGTTCGTCGGTTTGCTTACATGCTCGATGATTCCTGTTTTCTTCAGCAGCTCAAAGTCTCGTGCAACGCCGCGCAGGTCATAATTTTCGAGTATGAGTATATAGTTGCACTTCTTATGATTTTCGTCACCGTATCTCCTCAGCTTGATCACCAGCGAATCGATGATTCGCGGATCAACATCGCAGTTTCTGCGGATGACTTCTCTCATAAGATCGCAACGATCAGTCATATCGTCAACACCCGTCACGTCAATATTCATAGAGTTCTTCTTTGCCTTCAACATAGTAAAATCTCCTTTACATAATCAATTTTCGTGAACTTTCGTCCATAAAGGAGGCTGTATTTTTCGCGTCATGCCCGCTCCCGGCTGAGGATCCAGAAGAATTTGCGATAGTTATTGTAGTAAGTATCCTTGCAGCATGGGCACCCCTTGATCCGGAGGGCTTCATAGGAATGTCCTTCTGTCACGCCGCGCAGAATATAAGGTGCGATTGCTGGTTCCAGTTCGCCCAGACAGTGCTCCAGCAGATCGACCCTACTCGAATAGAATGCTCGTGCCATCGCCATTTGCTCTGTCGGGTTCGAGGGTGTTGCATTGACGATTGCTCCCGTGCTTTCCGGAAACGCTTTCCATCCGTCGATGCGTACCAATGCGCGCTTCCATTCGTCGTATTGTCGGCAAAAATGTTTCAGTTCGTAATACCGATGCTTTGAAATATAATAAGGATTCTTTTTCGATAGCTCCGCCCGTTCGCCCCGCATGATTTCGTTACAGTTTTTCATAAAGTAGACTCCTTTGCACTATTTCTCAGCCCACGCTGAGTTCAAAGGAATACTACTGGAAAAAACTGTCGTCTGCGTCCTGTTTTGTTTTATTCTGGGTGAAGCGTTGCCCATTTTGAAATCTATCGTTTAATCTAGAATAGAATTCATAAAAGAAAAAGCCCGGAAAATCCGAGCTTTTCAGCGTTATCTCATGTTTTTCAGAGGACTGTGCCTGCGGTACAGCTCTGCCAGATCCTCCTGTGTCAGGTCAAGATAAGCCTGTTCTGTCACGGTCACGCTGCTGTGCCCCAGAATCCGGCTCAGGGTGTAAATATCTCCGCCATTCATCAGGAACCGTTTTGCAAAGTTGTTCCGGAACACATGCGGATGAACGTTCTTCAAACCAACTCTCTTAGCGTACTTTCGGACGTTGGCTTCAAAATTATTTGCCTGTAGTGACTTTCCCTTGTTTGTACAAAATAAAAAATCGCTGTCACGGTAGCGGTCTTTGTACTTGATCCACTTCCGAATCTGCCCTGCCATCTTCTCTGAAAAGAATACCGACCTGCCTCGTTTTCCTTTCGTGTTTTTCGCAGGTAGCCAGATGAACCGTTTTACCAAATTCAGGTCATTGACTTTGATCATCAGACATTCGCTGATTCTCATACCGGTGTCCAGAAGCAGCTGAACAATCACAAAGTCCCTGTACTCACTAAATTTGGAAATATCCAGCGCTCTCAACAGCCGTTTGAAGTCGTCATCTGAGATAAATTCCAGCGGCTTGTGATCTGTCTTCTTAAAGTCGCCACGCTTGATCGGCGATTTCCGAAGAATATCCTCATCGACACACCAGTTAAAAAACACTCTGAGATTCCGCAGGTAGTTGTTGATCGTCACATCTGAGACTTGTTTTCCGTAGTCCGGACGGTTTTCCGGATAATTTCTGGCATCCTGATTCGTCACAGCGGTATACTTTCCCCGCCTCCGAATCTCCTGAATGTATCCCTGAATCGTCAGATGCGTAACATTTTCCGTGCGCTCAATTCCATTTTTGTACAAATGTTGCATGAACAACCTCAACGTCTGCTCGTAGCTTCCAATCGTCTTCATGCTCAGTCCCTTTAACTCACACGCCTCCAGAAACATTTCTACATCTTTTTCCACCACAAAAAACCTCCGGAATCCATTCGGCTCCACACCCAATAAATTC